CGTCATAAAATGACGGTCTTTATCAACTATCGCATCCATTAGTTAAAGTACAATTTTTCACAAACTTCTACCGGAGTTGTAAAAAATTCGAGCATGCAAAGTTTAAGGTACTTATTTAATCTCCAATATTTCCTTCATATATTTTTTAAATGCATCATTTTTCCAGAATCCCAGCCGAATCCCGTCAATTCCTCTAGTCATCAGAATATAGTAAATATTCAACACAAATAAGGTAAACTCTTGTGCATTTTCCGGGCTTTCATCGTCTTTGGAGAACTTGCCGTTTACATTATGAAAATTCTCTGGATTGCCGAACAACCGACCCTTTGCATCGACTTGAAGATCATTGCCGACTAAAACGCCGACTTTATTCAAATCGATTCCCTGAACTGCAAAGACGGAGCCAATCTGCTCCTCAGCATCGGCCTCCTCCGAATAAATCCAATTTTCTTGAGTTGAATTCCATCTTCGTTTGATATTTCCTTCATGCCAATGAGTGATAAACGGGTTTTTGCCATCAGCCTGCTTCCAAGGTTCAACTAATCCACCTAGCACTCGGTTTATATGTTCAGGATTGAAATTTCTGTCTTCTTCTACCCAGTCAATCAAACTCTTTAAAGGTTCTGTTTCAAAATATCCAAAATAAGCATCAGCATCACTATCTTGGAACACAGCTCTGTCAAATTTCGAATTAAAATTCGTTTGTTCTAATAGACCTGTATCCTTATACAAAAGATATTTTATGCCATTTACGAAATCTTCTGATGTATAGTTCTTTCCTGCTGGCGCTTGGATTCTAAATTGAGTTGTTAAGTATCGCTTTACAAAGTCTTTGGTTGCTTCATTGAATTGCGCACGTGTCATATTTGCAGGGCGAATAGCTTGCAATACGTCATACATTAACACGATTTGACTGCCTATTTTTTTTAAAGCCTCCAAGTGGTGCTCATCCTGGGCAAATCTTCCCTTATAGACTTTGTTAAAAGATGCCATTTGCTTGGAAAATTTTCTAGAAAGCTTATGAGATTCGTCAACAATTACAACATCATAATTTTCATCGGCATTAATCAGCTGTGTCGAGCTAGCAAGTGTCAGGTTACTGTTGTTCATTCCATATACTCTAAAGATATCCTTTGCCGTTTCAATCCAATTAGGCTGCAAAACGACTGCTACTCGCTGATTAGGTTTTTCTTTCAACAGCTTTGCGACCAAATGAGTCAGCAATACGGTTTTGCCAGTCCCTGCATCGCCATTAATCACAAAGTTTTTATCAGGATACGATATAATCTCCTCAAGAAAGTCCATTTGCTGGAGTGTTAATACTTTGATTGGGCTATATTTGACCAGTGCTCCATTGCGCAACTTCTCTAAAGTCGGTGTGCTTACCCATCCATTAGGGTATAGCTCTTTTTCCCAAAAAGGCAAAATGACTTCTGAAGCAACCTTTTCTCGGTCTCGGTAGTCATTGACGCTGTTGCCATTGGTCCGATTAATAATCTCATCATTATCATATTGAACCAGCTGCTTTTTAGATTTTGGATTGTCGGCCATAAAGTAGGTTATCAGCTGGCTTTCGACATCATCTAAGGCTGAACCGTTGAAATAGGTTGAAATAAGAATAATTACTTGGTCGAAATCTGCTAAATTAAATTTTTCCTCTTGACCATTGTAGTGCTGCTTATTCCGCTCAGTAAAGTGTTTCGTTTGTCCAATATAAATCTTTTTCGACTTCGTCCCTTTGTAGATATAAACGGCATTGCCATTTTTAAGAATATTTTGTTCAGGCTGGCGAAGTTTATCAAAACCTTCCAATTCTCCATTTTTCACTTTCAATGGTATACAGTTGTACTTAGCCATTGCTTAATCCACCTCATCCAATTCATTATATTGCTCATTAGTTGCTTAAGAAAATCAACATTATTCTTTAACCGATCATTTATTTAAAAAACTCTATATTTAAAAGTACACTAACATAAAAATGGCCATCATAAAGATGACCAAATATCTTCAACAGCTTTCTTTCTGCCCACTTGTATAGGTTAGAATTATGTTTTTATGATATTCCATACAAAATAGTTTACATTCCGAAATGTGCTTTTCTATGACAATTGGGACACAGCGCTTTGGCATTATCTACTGTATCATCTCCATCTTGAGAAAGTGGAACAACATGATGTACTTCAAGGTATGGCGTACCATCCGATGCTCTTAGAAAAGGTGCTTCATTTCCACAATCCTCACAAATTCCATTTGCTCTTTTCAACACTTCTGCAACGACATCAGGATTTCGTTTATAATTAGTTGTTATTACTTGGATTATCTGAGGTTTTTTAGGTGCATTTATCAAACGTTTTTTTCTCAATTCTTCAGATGTACCTTTTGATTCTGCAACCTTTTTTTCTAAATCATTATGATACTCCGTATCCGTAATAGGATTCTCAATAGTGTAATAATCTATTTTTCTTAGCCTAAACCACTTTGACCCATCATCTTCATAATTAATATCTGAATAGCCAAAAATTCCAGATAAAGTAAGAATAGTATCATTTTTAATAAAAACATAAATAGGTACATTACTCTGTGTTGAGTTGATTATTGCTTGATTAACTTTGTAATCTGGATCAAATTTATCTCGTAGTGAATAGAGATAATACTTTAACTCTTCCCCATCTTCGATCCATTCGTTGGGATACTTTCCATTTTTCAATGTTGCTTTTATAAAGATTGCTTTATTCCTTGGCTTTCCTGGAATAATGTATATACCCGATTGAACATCATATGTTTTTGAAAAAATAGCAATATCCCAAGATGTATATTTTTGTCCGATTACAAAGTCATTTAAGGTAGTAATGTCATCAAAATCATTACTGAATCTTTCTTCAAAATCACTTAAAAGATCTTCATATGTCCTTAATCCTAGCTTTTTCATTTCCTCATAAACTTTTTTATTAGAAGCATCTGGGGCCTTATCGAATCTTTTCAAATATAAATATAGATCACCTGTTTTCCTCATTCTATTAACTAAGGTTTTTGATCTTTGAATACTATTCTTTATAGATTTATCTAGTAAGGGGTGGCTAAGTGCAGGATCATGGACTTGTGATAATACATATTCTCTCGCCTGGTCTAACATATTATTTCCTCCTATATAATCCCTGGGGTGTACATAGAATTCGCTTAGTAAAATGTCCGCCCAAGGCTGTGTAGATCATATTCGATTTCTTATTCACTAAAGCTCACCTTTAGAGTTGCATAAGGATTTACATGTTTATTGAACAATTTCGTCGTATTGTTCACTACTATTAGTATTGTTTTATTTTTTAATAAAAAATGTAAGTGTTTTGCAATGCTCTTACTAAGGATCCTTTATTTTTGTATCCCTACAACAATTGATCACAGAAAAAGGCTCATTATGAGAGCCCTTTTCTTTGTAAACTAATCTAGCAATTTCTTATATATTATCTAACGGTTATTTTTCTCGTAACCGCTATTTTATTACCCGATTTATCTGTAACACTATAAATTAATGTATAGGTTCCTTTTTTCTTCGTGTTGACAACACCTGTTACTTTGATTTGGTTTGTCAAGTTTCCATCGACATTGTCTTTTGCAGACACTCCTGCTTTTACGTCGAATTTCGCCTTCAGTTTAATCGTCTTAGGAATTGCTCCCGAAATAACTGGCTTTATGTGATCCATAACAGTGATTTTTCTTGAAACAACCGCTGTGTTTCCTGATTTATCAGATACCGTGTAGGTTATGACATAAACACCTATTTTCTTTGTATTTACGAAACCTGACAACCTGATGGCACTTGTTATGTCGCCATCGTTATTATCAATTGCCATTACGCCTTGAAGGGGATTAAATGTTGTGTTCGCGTTAACTGACTTATTATTCACCCCTGATAGGACAGGTTCAACATCATCAATAACGGTTATTTTTCTTTTAACAGTGGTCGTGTTTCCATATTTATCACTAATCGTATATGTTAGTGTATAAACACCCTTTTCCGTTGTCACTACACTTCCACTAATATTGATGAAACTTGTTAGGTCACCATCCTCATTATCAATGGCAGATACAGCTGACCTAGCGTCAAATGGTGAATCTATATTAATAACGGTATCTGTTGCTCCAGAAATAACAGGGGCAATAGTATCTACACTTGGTGTATTTAAGTCTGGAGATAATAAATAGGGTTTATAGTTTACATAGGCACCAATATCAAGGTCATCATTTTTATCCACTATTAGTTTTTCTATTTTGGTTTCATCAGTCGTACCCCAATAATTTTCTACTGCTAAAATGTTCGCTTCCTTTGAGCCATTTGTAAGATATATGGCATACTGATTCGTTTTAAACGTATTATTTTTTATGATAGTAGTTCCTTCTGGAAAATTATTTATTAATATATTTTTATTTCCACCATAGAAATAATTATTTAATACATAGGCCGTACTATGCCCCGAATTATATAACCCCTTAAATGGAGCTAAAATAATCGGGTCTGCATTAAGAAAAATGTTTTTTTCAATCACTGTATCTCCATTTGCATATGAAAGATCGATCTTGCCAGTGTAATTTAGGGTGGAATTTGTTAAAGTAAGTTTTGCTCTTGTTTTACATGGTGTCCCTTGGTTAATCATAGAATAATCTATATTAATTTCACTTATGCCTCTAGGTTCTATTTCTAAATTGTTTAAAGTTACGATCGAATCTTTTTTACCTAAGACATTTATTTTTGAATCAAAAACTTCTATTGTTTTAGCATGACCTTCTACTACTACACCATCTTCAATTGTTAAAGTAACATTTTCCCCTACTTGAATATTTCCAGCTAGTTCATATGGTGATTTATCTTTGGTCCAAATAGTGTTTTCTTTTATTCTTCCGCTAACTTCAGTACCTGAATTAGCTTGAGCTGGGATATTTGTTTGAACACACATTAGTATTATCATAAAAGATAATACAATTGATACTAATCTTTTTTTCATTTTTTATTTCCTTCCTATATGTATTATTTTCTATTAATTTATTTAGCACCCGTTTAACTTGTTTCAATTATGTATATCACAATATTTCGAAATACTCTTAATTTTGATAATTAATATGTTCATCTAGTTCACTTGTAGTAGGCTCTCAATTGTTTTTCTAAATTCCACTCCTTTGATTTAAGTGTAGATGAACTAAACCAACTAGCACCTTCCTTTAACCATCGTTATCTATACTCTTCAATCGTTCGTTTCAGGATTGTTCTTACCATCATCATCAAATCCAGGTTGAAACCCACAACAAGGACAAATGTTATGCATAGGAAAACCATTTTCATATTATGGTGAGTCTAAATTTGGATACCCACATACAACATAAGTAAATTTCTTTATATAAATCATCTCCTTTTAACCCTACATTAAAAACCTTAATAATGATAAATTCTACATCATTAGAAATCTTCCTCCTTATGAAAGTAAACTGCCCGTTACTTCCATAAGGAAAAAGAATTCTTAATTCACTTTTTTATTTGTTCCAATTGGCTAAGATAAAAGAAAATCCTATTAAAGTTTTTATCGTCATTTCAATGAACAGGGGCAATAACCCTTCTCTGCTATCAAGGGATTGTGTTTATCTTAAATCCTCTTTTGCGTAAATTTCACAGGATAAGTTATGTTGTTTGCAAATAGCTTTTAGATTATCACGTCTTAATGGCGTAAATGTGTAAAATACAATAACTGGTTTATGTTTAAATTGTTTTTGGATAGCTATATCTAATTCGGCATATTGTTGGATTTTATTTTTATTTTCATTCATGGACTGTGTGCGATCCACTTCTAAAAAGTGATAAATACCATTACGGGTAAATTGAGCATCTGGTCGAATGAATTTAGGTGTATTAATAAGACCTGTTGGATTTATCTTAATTTCTTGTTCAATTTTCCAATCTGACGGCCTATTATAATAAAGATACATATCATTCCTCAACAGGTGGTGTTCCGCCTGGAGGTTCCATTTGATCTCTATCGATGTTCCGACTAACTCCCTTCCTTTTGCGTTTAGGTAGTAGACGTTCTTCCCATCGTGATTCTGAATGTGGAGATACTCCTTCATTCGGCTTAGGATTTTTAGTGCGTTTCTTTCGTAACCGAGATTGTGAAGCTTTTGGAGCTGCTCCCTGGTCGCAAACTTCATCATCAATAAACTCCACAAAATTTCTTCCTCTCGTTTCTTCTTTCGTTCCGTGCTCGTTAACCTGCTCACTGCCAATTTCCCCTCTCTTAACTTGATGCATTGCAAGTCGCTCCCACATTTCATCATCTTCAATTAATGGTACCTGCATTTCTTTTAATTCGTGGGTTTTGTAGAGACCTCTACCTTTAATGTTTGACGGTAATTTTTCGGCACCTGATTCATCGATAGCAACGTCTGAGGCATAACTAGAAGGGAGTCTAAAGGTTATCTTTCCGTCGGCATTTTGTTTGATTTGACGTGGTAGTGTGTCAGCTGTAGGGTATTGAGTCGCAAACACTAAACGATACCCTAAAGCTCCACCTATTCGAGCAATTTCACCTAATGCATACTGGCAAAAGCCTAATTGTGCTTTTAGTTGAGGTTTCATCCACTTCTCAGGTGCCAATTGAGCCGCTTCATCAACAATTACAAATCTTCTTTTCTTTAATGGAGTATTTACGATATTACTCCATCCTTTACTTCTAAATACACGATATTCTTCCTGCATTAAACCTAATGGGAGAGGTTTCTTTTCATCCCCTTCGTCTGAATTAGTAAGATAAAACAAAAGTGCCTGGGCTTCCTCTGGATTGTTAGCTACGGCTTTCACTTGCTTTAAACAATCGTATTTTCCAAATTCTAATCCACCTTTGAGATCGATAATATAAAACTCAACATCAACACCATGTTGTTCAATCAAATAAGTTATGAGGACTTTTAAAAATACGGTTTTTCCGAATCGGGTGGTACCAGCTACAGTCATGTGTGGGGTATGATCAAAGTTATGCCATATAGTTTCTTCCAATGTGCGACCAAGTGGTATTACCCACTTATCTGAGATTGAAGGTACTTTTGCATAAGGGTATAAGTTTGGAATGTCTTTATTGAATACAGATATAGTGAGATATTTGCGAAGATCCTTTTCTATCGAAGCTTTAAATTCTACAATGACTGGCCGATTCAATCCATCCGTGAAAATGCCTACATTCTTTTCCATTTCAGCCAATTTTGTTGCAGGTAATCCTAGAGGAATTTGATAGAGATATCTGGTCCCGATTTGTTCCTCTCCATCCATAATGGAAAGTTTCTTTCTAAAACGAGGTTTATCTAATTTGCCATCTTTTTTCTTTATGCCATAGCCAACATTCTCGAATATAGTTTTTATCTTACCTTTATCTTGATTGCCAGATGGAACAAGAGCAGCTACACCGATTAAAGCAGGAACCATTAACCATTCAAGCATATATTTCATTCGCTAATCTAATTTGCAAAACATGCCCATAAGGAGTCATCACAAATAGCTCTTTTTCCCAGCTATACATAATTTCAACTGAATCACCTGGTAATGACGAAAACACTTTTCCATTTCTTTGATAATCCACTTGAGTAAAAATTTTCATCATTTCTCATCCCCACCTTTGCAAATTGGGAGGGCCCCCATAAATGCGACGAAGGAGTATTGGGGAGGGACCCAATAGTTTCAAATCATCGGTACAATTTGATACAAGCTTAAACCGTTGATACAACTGATTTTTTGTAGTTCCGAATACTAGACACCCACCGAACTGATGACAGGTTACATGAAAAGGGTATGCCAAAGTGTAGTCTTAAGAATAAACATCAGAAGAGACGCACCGATTGACGTATAAGCAATTATCAGTACCAACGTTTCGTTAATCGACACTCCAAACTTTTCCGCAATAATCAGCCCTATAAGGACAACTCCACCAGCTACGAACAAGCCAACATCACTATTCATAAAAACCTTCCATGGGATTGTCTCCGTTACTCCATTAAAGGCCACGCTTTTCGACCTCCTTCCAGAACTCGATATCTTCCCCACGCTCCTGATCACGCTTCTCATATCCATGCAAATGACCGAAAAGGAAAATCATCGTTCCTACACATACAGCTGGAATAATAAACATTTTAGTCCCTCCTATACTTATCAATAATTTTTTGTTCGATTTTTTGATAACTCGGTACATCGTGAGTAACGTCAGCAAATCGGTAGAGATGATCTAAGATACTTTCATACTCGCTTTTCTTTGTGGCTTGGTTGTAGCACTCATTCAAATACTTTGAACTAAAAAGCATCGGATAAGATTCTAACTCTTGGAAGGTCCACTCTTTTCGTTCCGGTTCTTTAGCAGCTCCATAACCATCAAAGATACTTTTGATAAAATTATTCATCATGATTCATCGCCCAACAGTAATCACAGATTTTATCGTGATTGGTAAATTGGTAATCATCTCGTTCCTGACCACAATCCTCACACGTTTTCACGAAGCATCACTCCCAATTCGATTTAACAACGATTGGACTATGTTCGTATCAATGACATTCCAGTAGTTATTGAGGGAAAACTCTTCACGATTTTGGTCATAGCCAATACAATCACCATTTTTAAGCCATACATAGAATTGACCTTCTTCACGATCCTGTTCCCACATAGTTTCGAATAACTCCATCGGCACCATCCTTTCGTTGTTCTGTACTCTATTCTTATGACCGTTCTGGGCTAAAGTTGCTTGTACTCATAATATTTTTTTGATTATTATTTAAAAAATCTTTTGAAAGGACTTGTACTAAAGTAGTCGAACTTATTTATAGAGGTGTATATTATGAAAAGTAAAATAGGATATTGGATAGAACAAAGAGGATATATGAAAAAATACATAGCAAAACAACTAGAAGTAACACCTACACAATTGTCTAACTGGGTCAGTGGAAAATCACACCCAACAATTGAAAAGGCATTCAAATTAGCTGAGATATTAGAGATAAAAGTAGATGATCTATACGAAAGAGTGGAAGACAATGAAAGCATCGATTGACGTACATCTAATCGTAAATGGGACCAGGACTCTAAAACGGGGAAATTTTAATGTATTAAGGCAAGATGATATTCCAGCTGTTGCATATAACTGGATAAGGCAGATAAGGAGAGAAACGGGGCACTATGGTGAGAAACGGGGCACTATGGTGAGAAATCGATAATTGAGAAGGTCATTGTGGATGGAGATAAGGATATAACATTTGAGATTAAGGTAATTGATGAAGCTCCTCTTGTATGAGGAGTTTTTTTATTGAAACCAATTAAAGGGAATCACGTACATATTAGAGAATATAAAAATTGGTATTAATTTCTAGGGGGATGGGCTGAGATGGAAACAAAGAAATTCTATCAAAGGAAATGGTTCACGGTCTTATTATTATTTTTTTTTACACCAGTTGGGATTTTTCTAATTTTTAAGTATGACCATTTTTCTAAAACAACTAAGGGGATACTATCTGTTGCTTTTGGCATATTCTTTTTAACAGCTGCCATTATTGGGATTACCGATGATTCAGCTGCAGATAGAACCGACCCAGATGAAAAAACAGTTGAGGTTACAGCTCAAAAATCTGAAGTCAATAACAAAGAAGAAAAGGCTGAAGATGAGGTCAAGAAGAAAGCTGAGGACGAAGCTGCAGCTAAAAAGAAAGCCGAGAAAGAAGCTAAAAAGAAGGCTGATGATGAGGCAGCTAAGAAAAAAGCTGAAGAGGAAGCAACTGCTAATAATTCCGTTTCTACAAATCAAATTTCAAATGGGATTGGATTAGCAGACACCTTAGAAGCCTATGAAAATGAATACGGCAAAAATAATGGAGATGGAATGATGGCTCGTTTCCAGAATGATTATTTATTGCCCATTTTTGCAGATGGCCGCGCTATGAACTTGAAAATCCAATTCGAAGCAACAAATGATCCTTCCAGGACATTAAAAGAAGCTAAACAAATTGCTCAATTTTTTATTCCAAAAGATGCTCAATTTGTGAAAGAGTATTCCGACGATTTTCCAAGAGTTGTTCAAGAGTATCAGAGTGAGTCAATTGCTGAATTATACCCATCAATTGAACCAGTTGGTACCTTCATTGTGATTATCAGTCATAAAGATGGTAACCCTAACGATGTGTTTGGTATTACTGTTGGTGTTGGTAATAATCCATAGTAATGTAATAACTAAATTAGGATAACAAAATACATAAAAGAGGGATGAATTATGAGTATTCAAACATATTTAGATTTATTTAAAATTGATAGTAAATGCTTTTTATTACTGGCAGTTTCCCCTAAAGGTGAGTATCCACTCAAAAGTTATGATAATGAGTTCCATAACTATGTCAAAAACATATTACCAACTGAAAAATATATAGGAGTCTATGAAACTAACAGAAAAGAAATATTACAAGATGTAGCTTTTAAACTATTCACAATGCCTTTAATTGGCGATAGCTATGACTTACCTAATATGACTAGGATAAATAAGCCACGAGCTAATAAAAATGAAATAATAGCATTTTTTGCAGTAAAAGAATATATGGACGTTGTTCCATATGGAGAACAGACTGAAAACGAGGCAATTGAAACTGGAATAGTAAAAGCTGAAAAATTCCTAAAAAAATATCCAATTGATAAATACGATGTTGTTATTTCAAAACAAAGTAGAAATGAAGATGGGTGTCAGCATTTAATTGACATGGAATTCGATTTTGAAAATCATTCTTTCCATTTCAATAAAGTATATGTGTATTAATAAATTTGCTTTAATAAGTCGTTTCTTAAGAAGCCCCTCTCAATTGAGAAGGGCTTTTTTTAATCTTGAATCTTTCTCAAAAAAGTATAACTAATTTCAGTAGAAGTTCCAGCAGAAACTGGAGTATAAACCCCAATAAGCTTCCAACCTTCTTGACCTAATGCATTTAGTTCTTCATCTGGTGTTTGATTTAGTTTTGAATAAGCCTTTTTTCTCAAAACTTACAGTTTTATATTCATATTTTTCCATAAGTAAATCCCGCCTTTAATATTACTTTCAATAAATGATTACGAAACACCTTCTAAAAAGTTCCGTAAGAACAAATTAAAGTACTTCCAAACCGGGAAAGACTTTTTTTCATATTTCTGTCACAAGGGATTTAACCTTTTTCACCTAATTATTAGGTAAGGGATTGGTAGATATGATTAATGGTAAGGACCAATATCGATTTACAACCAAAACTCTGCGCAAATTACCGATGTATTAACTCTTTACTACGGTTATCGATTATCTGTTAAAAAAGTCGCAAAGGAATTGAATCTGGACCATCAAATGTTGGCAGATTACTTAGACAGTACGGTAGAGGTTTAAGGTGTGATATTAAACGAAGGGAAATGTTTAATGCTATTTCCAGAAAGAAAGCCCCTCACGAGTCAGAAGGCTTCCAAGCTGATTTATAGATTTGCTGCCTCACCAATCTAAAAAGTTCCAGAAAAGTACACATTTATTTTCAGAATACTTTGGTAATCTGTAAATGAGGTGATTTGGAATGTTTTGGAATATATTAATTTGGATATTAGATTTTGGAAAAAAGGTATATAGAATTTTTCGCCCGAATTGGATAGATATTCAGGTTATTCGGATGGATGATGGTACATACGTTGCTATTGCATTTGACGGTAAATATGGGGTTTATCACAATTACGGATCTACTCCTGAAAAAGCTAAAGAGATGGCAATGCGGAATTTAAAAAAGTGTTATGAAGATGAAAAAGCCCCTCTCTAGTGAGAAGGGCGATCCTTACATTCCAACTTTTTCAACTTGCTTTTTTTTCTGAGTTAATTTCTCAACTATTTCTTTTTTCTTTAAGCGATAATCATCAATTACTTTTGGCATAATTTTTCCAAAGTGATTGATATTAGCTTTTCGTAAATATACAAAATCTTCTTCTTCTTTGATTTTTAAATAATTTAAAAACATTTCAATACTTTGAAATCGAATTTCCCATATTTTATCAAAGTCGTTTCTCTTCTGAAGTTTTTGTAATTGTTTATCATTGAAGTCTAATTTATCAAATGTTTTTTCATCTTGAATCATCGTGTCAAATAGCACTAATTCAAGGTACTGATGGTCAGATAATATTTCTTCTAAGTGGTACCTTCCAGAGGGTGTAATTCGTACACATTGAATTTTTTCTAAGTAATTATCTTCACCAAGTTTTCTTGCACCAATATCACTTTCAATCAGATGTCTTTCTAATAACGGAGACAACACCTTCCTTATTGCTCCATTGTGAGAACAATATACTTTCAACTGACTTAACAAATTCTCTATTGGCATAAAACCTTTAGAGATATCCGTTTTATAAGTTACTTCACTGTTGTCTCTTAGTATTTCAAGTATTCTTAAATTTATAAAATGACTGTGAAATCCATCATCTAAATTATTTTGAAAAACATTCAACAAATTTGATTTGCTTGAATCATAAAATGCTTGTTGAGATAAACCAATACTTTTAATTAATTTATCATGCGGTATAATTTTTTTTCGGCGTTCTTCAATGTTATAGGAAAGAATACTATTTAGATTACTATGGCCAGATGTTACTATATCTCTAAAAATCTCTAATCCAAATCGTAAATTACCACTTGCTAGAGTTTGTAATAATCTTTGTGCATGCTCAGCTTTAACTGTATTAATAAATAAATTAAATACATCCTTATATTTCATTTTTATTACTTTGTTTCTAAAATCATTAGGAGATGAATCAAAGGTAACCTCTTTTTCACCCATGCTGTCAACAACATATTGAATTCTTTTTGTTAATACCATTTCAAGACTTGGTGGGACTATTTGATAAGGTGTTATGTTACCATAAGCGTTCATAGGAGGCTTTTTTTTCATTGCCCAATATGTCTCGTCCCTAAGTGATAAAATTGCTAATATCTTAAAATATTTCGACTTGGTCAAAATATAGAAACTAGCTTCCTCTTGAATTTCGGCTTGCTGCTGATCTAAATTATCCAATGCAATACAAATTTCATAATCAAGACTTTCTTTTACAAACATAACCAATTTTTCAACATGCTTTACTTTATCATTCAATTTCTCATCAAGTAAATCACCAATTTTTTGTTCAATTAATTCCGCATTACCACTATATGGTTTCCATGGCCCATTTACTTTTCTTAGGATATCTTCCTTATAAATTTCTTTTAGAATATCAAAGTCGTAAAGATTAATATTTTGTTTGTACAATGCTTCTTGTATATTTTCAATAATGAATGACTCAATGTCGTCTTTTGTGCCATACCATGATTGGAAATCGATTAAAACCCAGACCAACTTTGTTTTATTAATACTCTTAAGAATGTAATTATAAAAATGATTTAAAAATGTACTTTTTCCAGCTCCTAAATTCCCGAAGATTACAAAAACATGTCCAAATGATATACCTTTTTGCATTTGCATCTTCATAACAATATCTTGCCCAAAGACTCCAAGCTTGTCCTCTTTATTTTCTATTTGCTTAACACTTTCTATTGGAAGCCCTAGCATAGGGATTCGACCTTTTACAAATCTTTTTATTTCTTGTCCGTAATGATCCAAATCAGAGTTATCACAATACAAATCACTTAATAAGGCCAAATCAAACGTAATATCTGAAAAAAATCTATTAAGTATTGGTATTAAGGCTTGGGCCAGAGGATTCTCACCTTTCCTCGCATCTACATCATACATATTTTTCAATATAGTTTTTCTATGCTGAGGTAAAGATCGAACTTGGTTATTGGAATTAATAAGATTCAAAAAAAAGTCGAATCCATCCCTATTAGGAGACAAAATCTCACAAAGTATATTAATGTTATTTGTTATACAATCTTTTCCAAACATCAGCAAGGTATCATATGTTTCTTCTCCACTTACAAAAGTTTTTGAAATGGATATGTTCATACCATTACTAACAACAAATAACTTACAATCTTTTTCTTTTGCATAACTTCTACCCTGTTCAATAGCATCAAATAAAGTTTCTGAAGTTTTTTTCAGATTTTTAGACAGAACAGGTTGTACTTTATCTGAAGAACGAGTTTTAAAAACTATCTTAGTACTCTTTGCTTCAACCACGATTTTATTGTGAGATGACTTACATAAATAGTCTATATATCCTGCAGATATTTTATCTTCTCTATGTATATTTTTTTCATCCCAACCTAATACTTGTGTAAGGATAGGATCAATTATTTTACATCTACAGTCAGTTTCAGATAATGGATTTTCTTGAAAGCTCTCTAAACTACTACTAATTTTATTCCAAGTATCTATTGCTTTTCCAAACTCGTATTGAAATTCCATTTGTACGATTTCCTTTCACAAAAAAAAGATTAAGGGTTAGTCCCTTAATCTTAATGAAGAAAACCATTTCTTTCAAGTGAATTCAATGCGTATTTAACTTGATGAGCATTATATTGTGGTTTTAAGTTTATAAGTTTTTGGGTAATATTTTGAGTTGAAGAGTTATATTCGTATAAATAATGAACTGAAGCTAAAAGCTCTATCCATGAATCTTCTGTTAAATCTTGTGGACATTTAGTAATAATATTTTTTAATATATTGAGCGACGACTTAGCATCAGCTCTCAGAGAATATTTGTTCAGTAACTGTTGGTCAATTTGATGACAATCGTATAATACCCGAGTTAAAGCTGGTGAATATGGCCCCTTTTTATACCAATTAAATTCAAAATCACCACAGCTAACACCTAAACTGTTCGCTAAATAAATAACTTTTTGAGCTACAATTCGATCACTAAGGGTATTGGTTGAAGGAGGGCGATTCATCACATGATTATGAACAAAATATACAGAAATATATTCAGTACTCATATACCTTCTTCCACCTCCCATTTTTGATGACCAATTATAGCATCACCTTAAATAAACTACAAGTACGTTTACTTTACCTTATTATATTCAATAAACCAATTTTTACAATACATTCATTAAAATATAATTTCCCTGATTATTCAGCAAATATTTTACCCAATATAATATATTTTATGCGTTTTTCATATTTTTTTCGATTCTCAAATACAGAATATATTAAACAATTCTTCATTTATTTCGAAAAACCTTCTAATTTGTTTCAAAAAATAAAAAAACCCCCATACAAAATATGAGGGAGACTAGTTTGATTATAATTTCATTACATGAACATTCTTCCAACCGTATTTTTCTTTTAACTCAGCTGCAACCTTTTCAGCAATTGATTTTGGCAATGCTCCTGTTTTTATATAAGCTAATTCCCTTTCAGGTTGGACTTTAGGCTTAAATTTAAACTGTTCAACTAATCCGTTCACGATTGCTTGAGCACACTTCTCTCGATAAGCTGCAGTCTTTAATAAGTCAGCCTCTTCCTTATTCGTCATGAAACCGCACTCCACCAGGACAGAAGGGATGGAATCAGAAACCTTAGTCATGTATAGGTTGCCTCGTTTGACCCCTCTATTCTTACGTCCAGTCTCTCTAATTAAATGGTTTTGAATATAAGAACCTAATTCCAATTCTGAAAACGGTAGTCGGTCCATTGAGATATAGGTTTCAATTCCATTCGCATCATTCCAGTCATCACCATATGCATTGGCATGGATGGAGACAACTGCATCCACTTTTTCTTTCTTAGCTTTAGAAACCCTTGCCACTAGAGCTATATCCTTTTTACCTGTAGGATCATCAAGTCGTATTATTTTAATACCTTCATATTTTTGTAATAGTATCTTTTCAACTAATATCGCAACAGCATTATTGAAATCCCATTCGTACATCGTACCGTCGGGTAGTCTTTTGCCTGGTGTAACCCCAAACCCTGCATGGCCACCGTCTAGTCCGAGTGTAAGTGCCGTCGAATTTTCCACCGTTTTTACCTCCTTCTTATAAATAACTAGTGCACTACCAATCTTTCGTTCAGTACCATCACTGGTAGCATTAACTATCTTTCCATCCACAATCATTTCACTTGAGCCGCCACCGTCTGCATTGATGGCAATGATACATCCGAGTGACAACATAATGTCAGCTGACTGTGCTCCAGTAACACCTTTAGAAGTAGCATTTCGACCTTCTACAACGCAAAGGACCAACGTCTTGTCAGCTTTCTGACCAATCAATGTTCGTGGGTTTCTTTGCCCAAAATGACTGTAACCAGAGCTATCAGTAAATCCTTTTTTACCATTGATGACGACTGCATAAGATAAGGTACAGCCCCACTGGACATTATCCTTTACGTTCGCTATCTGTTTATCTGTGATGTTACCAATAACAAACTGACCATCTTTAGTAAGATAGCACTCTACTCCTTTACCCTCTGCACTACCGCTTAATGTGCTTGGAGAAAAGACTGATCCGTGATGTTCTGTGGTACCGAAAAAGCCTAAATTGATTTTAGCTAACTATTTAAAGCCCTGGCTCAATTTAGAAGCATTTTTTATCGACGACAAAGTCTCATATTGTCCTGGCTTGCCGAACTCAATGGATGATTCGCATTCAGTCGGGGAATATTCGTAAGGATTGAGTCGAATTGTCGCTTGGTATAAAACTTCATTATTTATCAGTTCCTTTATCAAAGGATTTAAACTTCGCTTTAACTTCACCAGGTAGATCAACATCGATGGCTTTTAGATTCTCCATAATGCTGCCCCCTTCTTTATAAATAAATAATCCAAGTGTAAAGCCTGTTAAATAAAAATTAAGTCCTAGAACAAGATCTATAGCAAATACAAAGACAATTCCTACAAGTTCACCAATCCATCTAATGATTCCGTCCCTCATGATGCGTGATTCGTACTTGTTTACCCCTTTCCATGTTTTCAACAGTCCAGAAATAAAGTCTAGGACCTTCACAAGAAAATAGAAAAGTAGCGCATATTGAATTGGTTTAGGCAATAAGTCGAGCAAATGAATATCTAACATACGTAAGTATCTGTCCCTTCAAAATAAAATTAGCCCCGATCGGTTCGAGGCTAAACTAAAAAAAAAAACGGATGCAAAATAAAAAGAGCCCATAATCGGACTCTCTAAAAATATTTTATATCTTGTTCTATTCTGAGTTCTCCGCTTAGGGCTGCATAAATCTTAATTTCCTCCCTCCAACATTAATTGTGAATTCTAAACATATAGTTAATTAGTCACATTTAACAGGGAGTGGTAGGGATGGCACTAGTAACATTACTGGAATACTTAAAACACAACGAAATAAAACATAATATTGTTGATGATCATTTGATTTTAAATGATGTTACTATTGATTTTTTTGAAATTAATAACGAGAATTGTTGGGTTATCACAAATCAACACCATGAAGTAAAATTCGATATCACTAGTTTCAAACAAATGTCATTTGATGCATTACCTTGGGGTGCTAAAAATAGTATTGAAATGCATCGTTGCTTAAGAGATTTAGAAAGCAGCAAACCATACAATGCATATTTCGAAGATGCAAAGGGAATAATTATCTTCGGTTTTTATGGAATTGGTAAGAAATAAATCATGAATAATAAAATCCCGACTGTTAATCAGCCGGGATTTTTGTTTTTCTACCTAATTTCGACTCATCAATATCAGGAGTATAAACTTCTTGTTTATTTTCATCCGTATTATTAAAGAAAATTGCAAAAGAGATAAAAACAAAAGTTAATTGTAAGCAAAAAAACATTAATACAAGCCCTATCCAAGAAGCGTTAGTGATTTGTAAAATCTTATAAGCTACCTCTTTATTCTCATACATAACTTGGTAAACAATCGTCCATATAACTGTAATAAATCCTATAACTAATGATAAGCTCGAAATTAACAGAAATTCTTTCCTGTAATGTTTATCGCTCATTATTTCTTTAACAACTTTAGTATTAAACAATGAAGCGAATACACTCAAACATGCCCCGTAAAATCCAAGACTTATGCTAGAAATTAATAATACACCATCTAACGCCTTATTAAATCCTTTGATTTCATAAAATTGGCCCCAGTAAAAAACCGCAATCCCAGCTAATATGGAAACAGTAAGAGTTGAAATTAAGTATTTGTATGTCATACTCACTTAATTTTCACATCCCTAATATTTTGTTTTTAAATCCTCCATCGTCATATTTTCTAGTCATTTCGTAAAACACACTGATTGGGTTAAGTTGTCTATCTTCATTAATTTCAAACATTGTGTACGTTTGAAGCTTATGATCAATTAAATCTATTGGTTCAACTATGTCCTCTTCGTTCTCCCTAGCTCTTATTTGAAGTCTTTTCACTTCATCATTATCGATGTATTCCTCCAAAATTTGCCTTGAAAAGTCATCATCGATTTTATCATTCTTTCCCGATCTAGAATTGAATGATATTTCAATTGAATCGATTCCTTCTGCGCTTCTTGAAAAAAGCTTTTCTACTAAACCTTCAGCTTTATTTCCAGTTACCTTCATGTGTATCTTTCTATAAGCATTTTGGTTAAAAGCCCTCCTCTTGGCTGAATTGTCAGAAACAATTGTTAAATAAAATATACCTTCCTCCCCGGTAGTTTGCAGTAGTGTACTAACAAACTTTTCGATACCTTGAGGTCCTAATGAGCTCCGGTTGCGTTGAATCATCATTATGTGATTTTCTGAATCATACAACACACTTACATCTATACCAATATATTCATCTTCATCCAAATCTAGAGCTTGAGATTCACCATGTAGGGTTGTACGATTGGGAAGCTGATAATCCAGTCTTTCAAAAATTAAGTGATAATATTGTGTTTCTGGATCTATAGTAATATCAGCTAACCTTGCAGGTTCATTATTATAAGCGTAAACATGCTTATATTCTTCAACATTACCTAACTCTCTAGCTCTCTGGTAATTTCTCCTTATAATTTCAAAAAGCGGTTTTAAATTAACAAATACTGTTTGTCCATTCTGTTTTTCGATAGTTGGTCTAAAAAAGTTAAATCCTACTCTTTTTGCTTTAGCCATAGTATCCCCTCCATCTGTTTTAGTTCGACAAATAGAGAGGATTTCCTACTATTTACATTCGTCAATTTTCGACACATAATACTATAGGATTCAAAGTGATTACATTATATGTCTCATTATTGACTATAAGAAACAATTTTAGACTATTTTTGTTAATGCTGTCTCACTTAAGAACGCCATTCATTTTTCAGAGCATAAATGCTTATAAACCTTTATATATCAACATTTATAAGTACACACAATCAAATAATGGGTAAGAAAAAAGCCAACAAATAAAATGCTGACTTACTTGTTAGAAGATGACTTGTCCTCGAAAAGAACAGCAAATTCATCCTCAACTGAAGGGGATTGATTGTTAATTTTACTTAGAAGCTTTCGGATCATTGTTCGTAATTGTTGGGTGTTTGACGATAGGTAACCATCCCCAGGTGCTTTTGATATTTCATAAACACGTCCGCTCTCCAACTGATTTAGTTTATTAACGATTTCCAAAATTTCTAAACTATATTTCTTATCAATCCCTAATTTTTCATCATTACCCATTTTTATCACCTTCCATCTTTTTCTTCCGGTATTCCTCAATCATTTTCTCTTCTCGATAAATTCTTTCAGTTTGATAGTTACTAAGGTTGAGAGTTTAATACCTTTCTTGTTGGCCAAACGATAAAACTCATTTAAAACGTCCTCTTCTACCGTGATGTTTACTCTGGTTGTTGGCATATAACATCACCTACCTTGATGACATTATTACCCATTTATACTTATTTTTCAATACACATAAATGTGTATAAATACATACTAGTGTTTAACATATGAACGCCTATAGTTCGGTAATTGTTATGATTGATTCTCTCTGGGAAACAGTAGAGAAATAATATTATTTTTTCTCCTCTCTAACATTCCCCTTGTAATCAGTATGAGGTAATTCATCATATAGTTTCATACTATATTTATCTAATATACTTTGAAATTCATCACATTCTTCATCAGTGTAATAGGTAACACTAAATCCAACACCTTTACCTACATTTTTCCCGCTATCTTTTACAGAACAATCCACCAACTTCTCATATGCTTCGTCATATTCTTCCTTCCAAAACTCTTCATTAGAATTTTCATTATAATAATTGATACCCTCATTAATAAGCAATATTAAAACAACCAAAATTCCTAAGCAACCAAATCCTCTTGCTGTATCGTTCACTACTTCCATCCCTTTCAAAACTTTTACTGTACAACTAATAAAGTTTAACGCAAAACGTAGGAATTTGAATAGAATTTATTGGTGAACTATTTGTTAAAAGACCGCCGTTAGATATACATTTTCGATGTGTATTCACTAAACTACCTCAAAGGTATCATAACCCCCCTTTATGATTAATATCATATATCGGGAGGTGTTGAGTATGGATTTTAAAGAACAGAAAAGGTTAGCTTATGAATTAGCTAAAATATTAATCCAAAACAATTCTGTTAACCCTGTTTCAGATGGAAATAAAAATCTAAAGTTTGAAATTGATGGAGAATTATTTTCATTTCATGATCTTTGCGCTCATTTTTATATTGAAATCGAAAAGTTTGAACATTAATTATAAGGCGAAATCGCCGTTCTTTTTGTTTACACCCTTGTGACATGTAGACTAAAAAGGCTTAAAAAATACACCTTCATCGGTGCTTATCTTTTCGCATATAAACTTGTTTCGGAGCTTTCAGCCCACTCACTGACGAAAAATATAGAATTCTTTTTTTATTTAGTTTGTATTTAGATGTTCTTCTATCCATTGCCCATTATCAGGAACTTCTTGAGCTCTTACAAGTGCATCTTGCTTATAACCAAGTGCCCACAAACCCTCGGCTTCGATGTATGCCTCAACACCATCTTCTCCCCATTGATCGAGTAAAGATGGCCAATAAGTCACCTCGATGGCATCTTCTCCCCTTTCTGTATCATGCACAGAAAAAAGGACTATAGTTTTCAAATTGGGCTCCATGCCCTCCATTAAAACCCCTGTAGTAAATTTCAAAATGATTCCTCCTATTCTTCATTTCCAAAGGCTGTGACAGCAATATTTCCTGTGACAGCATTATATCCAATGTCCAGCTTGTTATTGGCTGCTGCACTCAAATGACCATTCACCGGGAGATTGATTGGAATTATCCCTTTTGCTGGAACATAGACAGTCATGATGCTTGTGGTTCCATCCTTGATGTCTAGGACACAATCCACATCCGCTGAAATCAAAAGAGTGTGGAGTCTGAATTTCTTTGCTGATGCTGGAGTCCAGGCTGTCAAAGTCCCGACCACTCCAGCAGCTGTGACCTTTGCATATTTGGTCAAGTTTGCCAGTCTCTGTCTGTCATAGGATGCCCCATTCCACAAATGCTGAATATTGGACACCATGGCTCCTGCTCCGGATGTTGATGATGTGGAGACACCATCTGCAGCCACCACTGCTGATTTGACCAGTGTTGTAGGCATAGTCATGATGTTGGCAGCAATCCCTTGGCCCGCCACAGTATTTCCTCTCCCAGCTGTGATCTCTGCTGTTAATTCAGCATAGTCCGTAATGTTGATAAACTGGAATTTGAAATCTGTTGCTGATGCAGGAGCCACCGCTTTATTTCTGGCTTTGATCATAATTTTATAAGTTTTTTCTGGATGCGGGATGCTAGAGTGTCTAACTTTTGAATAAGATCTCCCTGCCTCACTGTCCATGGCTCTGGCATGGAACCAAGCCTCATCATTGAAAAGCTCAATTTCATATAAAGCATATGATGCCATATGAGTAACATTAGTGTCTACAGCTGCAGATGGTAGAGGAGTTGCTCCTCCAGTTTGAACAGTATACACTGCATAGTCTCCAGTGACTGAATCGTCGCCAGAAATTCTCCATGATGCCACATCCAAATTGTCTGGGACTCCTGTCACCGGATCCACAGAAACAAATGCAAAGATAAATTCTTGATTGACAATTTTTTGAGATAACTGGAAAGCAAATAGTCCTCTGACTGGGATCAGGAAAGTCTCTTTGGAAAGGAGGACAGTTTCCTCAAGCGGAGTCACTCCCGCATTTATCTTTAATTCACTATTAGACACAACTATAGTCTGGCCTGCGCCTTGTCTCACTACTTCCCACTTATCTGTATTGAGTGCGGATCCGATAAAATCAGTTTTCCATTTCTTTTGCAGAGATTTAACTTTGAACATATCATCATCGACATCATATGCAATATTACTGCCAGCTAATGTGACATTGGCAGCTCCATTGGAACCTTCCCAAACCTCGTATTGATCCGATGTCTTATTAAAATATTGAGGGGCTACTAACCCTCCTAAAGCACGTAATAACCCTTTTGTATCGACTGGCATGTTTAACCCTCTCCTCTCCCAGATTAAATGATTTTTCCTATAATAACACCTTTAACAATCATCACTCTGTCATTGGCAACAGGTGAATAACCGGCTAAACGTGGTAAAGGTTTACTCAATACACCAGTAGAAATATCCACATCATATATAACAGAAGGTCGACCACTGGAATAATTAGGGTCGACCTTCGCAAACTTAATTTCATTAGGCAATTCTTTGGGTTTAAAGGTGGAAACAAAATCAAATACATTCACACAGAAACCACCCTTCGTACTTCGTGTTTCATTCTCCCTCCGATTGATAGGGGCATTGTCCAGGAAGTTTCACTATACTTTCCCTTAATTCCTAATGGAGAATAATCTATTTCAAGAACATCAGCATAATCATGCATGGGCATAAGAGCTGTTTCGAAAGTAACCTTTCCGTATACCTGGCTTGCTTCAAAAGCAATTCTTTGAACGTAGCCATCAAGTGCTTGTTGATCTGCAATATCCGATACCTCTCTAAAGTCCACAATGTTCCTCCCTCTACTAATAGTAGAAGTTGGGCTCGTTGGGTTATCGTTGGTGTATACCGAGTACAATGGCTCAGCTTCGGCATTAGAACATACAACCACCCATTTATTTGGGATGGAAAATAGATCAAGTTCTTCCTCCATGCCTCGAAAGGTTACTGATAGCTCATCATCTTTGTAAGTGTAATCTATCGATTGAATTGCCGGGCTACGGTAAGTAGAAGACGTATAAACACCGTTTACGTCTACGTGTAAAGGAGTGAAATTTAATTGGCCAAGTAAATCATTTATGGCATACAATTTTTCTTTTCCTGCCTTATACTCAATACTCCTGGTTAACATTTTATCCGTAAATTCAATATTGTACTGAGTGATACCTGCGCTCAGTAATATATCGATAAGTGCATCGTAATAAGATGTACCTTCTTGAATGACATACCGCTGTTCGAATTTATCATTGGTTAAGACTAGCAAACCATCGAAGGCATCAATGTCTCTTTCAGGTTTACCTGTTTTGTCTTTTCGTGTAGGAGTAGATAACAAGAATACTCCCTGCGGAAATTCCACCCATTTATTTTGAACCCACAATTTTACATAAGGCTTAATGCGATCGTTTAAATAATCAATGTCACCATAGTCAACAAGAGAAAATTTAGCCGTTCTTTTAATGGTTGCTAATGCATTGTGAGATATCTCTCCGCTTTTTACAGTTTGCAAATCTCCGATTCTTTGAAGGTTCTTGTTTAATAGTTCATATCGAAAAGATAAACGTATATGAGGGCTATGAAGAGCTTTCATTACAGACTCTGTTGATATTCCATCACGATTTAATGGCTGCATGGCTAGATACCTTCCCTAAAATCAATTTGCATAAGAGATAATTTTGTTGAATAACTCTTTGCTATTTCATCAGAAAGTGGCGCGTCCACAAATACACCGAATACTTTTCGTCCTCTGCCATCCCTGTAACATACAGTCTGTTGGCTATATACGATTTCTTCAAGCGCTGTTCTTTCGGCATCATTTAGTATTTTCAATGAAAAGTCCACAGTAAATAGTTCCATTTCTCCTGTAACAATCACAGGTCGTTTTCTACCTTGAAAATGATGAACAGCATTTTCTAATTCCCATTTAGAAGTACGTCCACCACCATCAAATTTGAATTGATGGATAGAGTCCTGCGGGCTGTCCACTATATGGAGCCAAACTCCTTTGAAATCAATAGCTTCAGAGATTATGAGGGTATCCCTAAATGTACTGTTAGTCCCTATGGCTCGAACAAAATAGCGAGTTGTTTCCCCACTTTTCACCTGGTAATCTTTGAAATTGCTCATTACATTTGTAGCCACTAACACAAATAATCCTTCGATATCTTTATAGACTTCATGATAGAGCACACTAGGTTGTGAACCAGATGGAGTTGGATCTTGAATATTAATTTGAATATAGGCGTCTCCCTTAACCGTTCCAACATTAGGGACAGCTGGCGGTATAAAAGACATGCTAATATCAACATTGGCAAAACTGCTCCACAATCCTGTGTTTTTAACGGCAACCTGAATTTTATAAGAGGTTAGATTGTTTAAATTCGTTCCAATTGTTACCGCCTTATTGGTGCTCGTCTTTACTTCTTCCCAGATAATTGTTGTACCAGCAGCATTTAAAACTTTAACATGATAATCAGTTTGACTTGGAGCGCTCCACTGTACATTCGGCCTAGCAATGGATACAGTAGCGCCATTTGTTGGGCTTGTGATAATTGGTAATCCTGGCGTTTCTCCGACATTTACAACAGCAATAGTTGAGTATGGGCTGACCAATCCGCCTTGATCGTACGTCCTAACGCGCCACTCGATAGTTCCGACTGGTAGGGTATTGGCAGGCATATCATAATAACTATTGGTCGTTGTTTGGGTAACCGTGTTCCATGTTGAATTACCCTGAATTCGCCAATCTAAATTGAACTTACTTTGCGGATCTGTGCCGTTGGGATCGTTATGTTGCCATGAAAAACGTTGACCAACATTTCTACTAATCGCACTACTGGATGGACTTAAATTGGTCGGAGATGTTGGGGCTGTACTATGGCTAACTGAAAAAACCCCATTACTTTCATCCCATGAACCATAATTTAAACCGTCATATGCCCGTATTCGTATTTTGGCCGTGCTTGTTTCAGGTTCATTTGTAAAATCATAGGTGTATGAAGTTACACCAACATTAGTAAGGACAACTACATCTTTCCAAGTTGAACCATTATTCGTACTTAATTGGATGTGGTATTTTAACAAGCTTTGAACGGTTTCAGCATCTGTCGCTGGACTCCAAGTAATGGAGTAGTTTTTATCTACCGTTTCGCCGCCATTTGGTGCCGTAACAACCGGCATGCTAGGATTATCGTCATAAACAACATTTAATACAGGTTTTCTTGAATCCGCGCTCTCTTTTGAATAGAATGAGTAATAAGCTCCGCTATTAACAAAGTTCATCATTTGTAGAGCTATCCCATGGAACGTATTACCTGCTGCAAAAAACTCTAATAGCTTCTTAATATCGAATGAAAACCAAGTTTGAGAGACGTTTCCGGGATTTAAATATGAGCCTGGATTTAATAAATCCACAGTTGGTTTATTTGACCATGTGGTGTTATTGTCCCAAGTGCTCTTGATAGGAACTGCTGCCAGACTTACCCCGCCGCTATACCATGTGGAATAACAATAGACGTCTAGAGTTGCGCTAATAATCTTTTTCCCTAGCAACGCATTGAGTTGAGTTCGGTCAAAATCAATTAAGGCATTATAATTATTTACTCCGTCGTAACCAGTAATCATTTGTCCGACAGATCCATAACTATTGCCTGGAAGACCTTGATTGACATAGGTATCTTTCAAAATGCTTGTTATTTGTATAGTAGGCATTATTTAATCACTCCCGCTTTCGCAGTTTGTGACAGGCGATCAAAGAAATCTACCACGCTGTTTAACTCACTTAAATCACTAACAGGTATCGTAACGGCACCTGGCTGAACATAAACATTTGACGTATTGGATGATTGATTTGTAATCTGCCCATTTCCTAAACGTGGTGGAAGTCTTCTACCAATTTCATCATTCAGACCACTAAATGGTAGGTGGATGGATAAAGACTCTTGAATCGTTTTCGAAATGGCTTCCGCAATTTTATTCGCCTCATCCACAATCGGCCCAATCATTGAGCTCATTCCGTCTAATAAACCTTGGATAGAGTTCTTCCCTATTAGGGTTAAAGTGTCTCTCATGTCCAATTTATCGGAAATTCCTGTTCGGATTTCTTGAATTTTTACAAGCCATTCATTTTTATATATTTCTAAATCGTTTTGAGTTTGAATTCTTAATTCACTAATTTTCTTAGTGGTATCAAGCTTCAAGCCCTCAAGTTCTTTTTCTGCTTCCGAACGCGCTAATGCATTCTTTTCTTTCCAGAGGTTAGCGTACTGTTGAAGTTCACTGTCAGCCAGTGAATTCAATGCAGCAATCTCAGCAGCTGCACTTGGTCCCATTGCTTTAAGCTCAGAAATCAGACCCTCGTCAATCCCTTTAGCCGCTAAAGCTTTAATGTTAGTAGACCATTCAGAAAAAGTATCAACCTGGGATTTTAGATTTTCGATTAATTTGGAGCCGGAAATATCGCTTTTTTTAGTTACTTCATCAAAAATCCCCGTAAAGCTATAAAGAGATTTTGTTCTATCCTCTACTGCTTTAGTGTATTCACCCGTTAAGCGTTTTTCCTCATCGAATAATCGCTGGTTTGTTTCTGAAATTTTATTAGCGTACTGTTCGTTGATCGAAGTTAATTGGTCGTTGATTTCCTTTTTTACTCGATAAATTTCACGCTCATAATATTCTCTTTCTTCCGTTCCCTCACGATATCTCTTGGCGTAAAGTTCTAGCATCTCTAGTTCTTTAGTTAATGAAAGCTTATTATAAAACTTTCTTTCATCCACTAAATGTTTTTCGAAATCGAAAGCAGATTCAAAAGCTTGCTTGGTTCCTATAGCCACTTTTTTCACCGCGTTAACTACTTTCTGGCTGTTCTGTTCAATACCTAGAGCTAAACCATCGACAGCGTATTCACCTATTTGGAAAGTTGCTTTCGAAGGAGAATGGATATCTAACACTTTTCTGAGGGTGTTTTTTATACCTTCACCGACTGACTTTACCTTTTCAGTTACTTTGTCAATCATCGCGGTGACGCCATCGATAAGTCCATGGATTATGTCTTTACCAATCTGCTTTAAATCAATAGATATTAAAAATTTCTTTGCTTTTTCCCATATTTCTTCAATCTTATTTTTAGCTGCTGACATCTTTTCCTCGATAGCTTTTTTCATATTTTCGAGGCCATCACTTACACTTGTTTTAATATTTTCAAGTGTGGTAGTGAAAAAGGTTTTAATACCTTCCCAGATATCCGAAATTGATTTCTTCACAGCATTAAATACATTAATAGCATTTGATTTTATATTTTCCCATGCCCCGCCTACAAAACCTTTAATCGCCTCCACTGCACCTGAAAAAATCTTTTTAATTCCTTCCCAAATGTCAGATAGGGCTTTTTTAATATTTTCAAAGATGGCCTTAGAGTCTTCCTTCAATCCCTCGAAGTCTCCAGTAACGAGATCCACGATGAGAAGTACAGCACCTAAGAATATATTCTTTATTAAATTCCACACGCCCTCAAAATATTGCTTGTACCCATCGAATATTTTTCCAAGTCCATCTTTCATTTCGTTAAAAATATTCATTGCGCCATTAACAAATGGCGTGATAATCGCAGTAACTTTCTTTACAATGCTATTCCAAATATTAGTAGCTGTTTGTTTAATAGACTCCCAGGTTTGTGAAGATAAAGATTTGATCTTATCCCAAGTTGCAGTAAAGAACTGTTTTATGGACTCTAGAGTAGAACTAAACCATTCCTTCAAAGCTCCCCATATTTCAATGGAATTTCCTTTAATGGCGTCCCAGTTCTTCCAGATTGCTACTCCTGCCGCTATAAGGGCGACTATAGCTGCAATTATTAGTCCAATCGGACCTGTGATTACTGTAAGTGCCGCACCAAGTGTCGGTAATATGCCAACTAAAGCCCCGAATCCTGCAATGGCTCCTCCTACTACAGCTAAAATAACTCCAATAGCCGTTACAAGCCCTAAGAACGCTGTTACAACAACTGCTCCAATTGCAATAAATTTCTGCATGCCTGGTGATAAATTATTAAACCAATTCACTAATCCCTGAAAACCCGCAACCATCTTATCCATTAAAGGTAGTAAGGCGTTCCCTAATGAAATCAGCCCTGTTTCAAAAGAACCTTTCAGCTCTTCTATATTACCTTTCAGGTTGTTCATTTTCTCCGCTGCTACATCAGCGGCTTTAATCTTGTCCATTTGAGATGCCATGTAATTGACACCATCAGCACCTTCTTTGAAAAGGATATTAGCAGCTCGAATGGCATCAGACCCAAACATTGTTTCCATCGTAGCTAAACGCTGAGCATCCGTCATCCCCTTCATGGATTCTTGAAGTAAACCAGAAATTTCATTTAGGTCTTTAATGGATCCACTGGCATCAAAAAAAGCTGATTGTATTACTCCAGTTTCTCCCGAAAGTTCTCTAAATGCTTTTTCTGCTTTTGCGGTACCTGGTTTAACCCCTTCTATTTCAGCTGCTAAAGCCCTTAATTGAGAGTCAACAGTATCAAAGTCATTACCTAAAGGAGTAACCCCATTCTTCCTTAAAACATCCATACCTTTTTGTACATCGTAAGTCATTAAACCTAAGTCCATAAAAGCATCGTATTGGGCATCTGTTGCGGGTTGTAGATTCATCAACATCGTTTTCAAAGATGTACCGCCATCGGAACCTTTTAGTCCATTCTGTGCAAAAACGGCTAATGCTGTTGAGGTATCTTTAAATGTCATTCCCACGCTGCTGGCTACAGCAGAGACCATTGAGAGTCCGTATCTCATTTCATCAACAGAAGTAGCTGAAGCATTGGCAGCACCCGCTAAAACATCAGCAGCCTGTGAGACTGTTAAATTATCATCCTTAAAAGCATTTAAGGCTGTAGAAGCAATTTCAGCCGCGGCAGCTAAGTCTAGTTCTCCAGCTGTTGCAAGTGATAGTGCTCCTTCTAATCCACCTGATAGAATATCTTCTACTCTTACACCCGCTTTTATTAATTCTTCAATTCCTTGCGCCGCTTCAGTAGCTGAATACTTGGTTTTCGCCCCCATTACTGTAGCTAATTCTTCAAGTGAGCCGCTGAATTCTTTTACTTCAGCAGGTGCCATAACCGATTTTACTGATGACATTTGAGATTCAAAATCCATTGCCTTCGAGATGGCTAATCCCAATCCCGCTCCAATCGCTGCCGTTGCGACACCAAAAGAAGTAGCTATCCCTTGACCAGTATTTTGGAGGTTTCCTCCAACATCCTGCATTTTTTGACCAGTTGAATTTAAGGAGTCTTGAAGTCGATTCCATTTTGAGGATTGTTTATCGATTTGATCGGTAGTTTGTTTTAGTTGATTCTCGGTTTCCTTCATAGAGGCAACCGCTTTGTTGTAACGAATTAAGAGAAGTTCTGTTTCTTTAGCATCTTTCCCTTTTACAACTGTACTTTGCTCATATTCACGTTTAAGTTTATCTACTCTTGCACTTTGAAGGGTCAGTGAGTCATTTAGAAAATTTGATTTAGCCCTTAAACCTTCAAGGGAATTTTCAAATTCTTTATTTCCTGCTGACGATGCTTTGAATTCTGTCTGCAACCCTTTTAACTTTCGATTAATTTCCTGCATACTTTTGGAGAAATCAACCGCATTTAAGGACAAGTTTATTCGTAAGGCTCCTACTTCTGCCAGTTGAACCACCTCCTACAACACATGGTCTATAAACCCAATAGGTTCCTCTGGACCCTCACTAAAAAGCTCAAAATAAAAATGAATGTCCATCTCATCGATATCGTTGAGCGTCCATCCATCTTTTAGTAGTCCTCTGTATAGGTCTTTAATACTTTCATAAGGGTCTTTTAAGAGTTTGGGTTTTTTGATTCACCGCTTGCCTTCCCTGCTACATTTTCCATAACGTTTTGTATAGTTGGAACCATGTCCCCCACTTCAATCCCGTCATAGAAATTGTCTCGGGAAAACTGACCATTAAAAACTTCACATACATAATCGACTAATCCATCTAAATCCTCTTCACTGAGCTTGCTGAAATCCATTTTTTTGTTAATTTCTAAAGCTCGTCTTAGCATACGTCCTTTTACAAAAAGGTTTTTAAAGGTTTTTTCTTTATCATTAATTAATAATTTGATTTCCATTTGGGTCCTCCTAAAAAAATAGAGCAGCCAAAGAGGCTGCCCATTCTATTATGCTGTTGTGAAATTTACGACGCAGTTTTGAGCCAGGGCATTTCCTGAAAGATCTTTGACGTTTGTAGTGGCCACTGCAATATAAGCTGTAGCAGCTGTAAGGTTCGCAGTAGGATCCAATGTGACAATCGTTCTAGTTGCATCGATGGAAAGGTTGGAAGCAACTAAGGTACCATCTGTTGCCTTAAATAACATAAAGTTTGCGTTGTTCACCGCTTGTTCCTGGATATGTTCACTGAAAGTAAAGACTACGTTCGCACCGACAGCTACAGTAGTTGCAGCGTCAACTGGCACTGTAGTAACAGTTGGAGGAGTTGTATCTGCAGTTACTGAAACTACATTATTAAACCAGGTACTCGCGCCTGTAAATCCTGCCTCGTCCTCGTCCCCGTTAATTTCCCATGCTTGGTCAAAATCTCTCTTAACGAAAATGCCTTTGATTTTGGCCGTTTGGTAAGTCGGCTTATCTTCCATCGTTTTATGCTCTCTTTCAGGTAACTGAAACTTCCCTTTATAAAGCCAAACGAATCGATACTTCCCGTTGGATTTTTTACTTCTAAACCCAAGCGCCACATAAGGGGCTGAATCCGTTGCCTTTTTGACTAACATTCCATTTGAAACTGCATGTCCAAGAAGAGCTGCTTGGTGTGAAAAAGGAAGGTCCTTTGCCTCAAATTCTACTTCAATTTCCCCAAGTGTTGTCATGGTCTCTGATGCACCGTCATCTGCGTATAAAGTATCAATGCTACTCTTTGGTGAAATCTTTGCATTAATCGCGCCAATCACTTTGACAGGTCCTTGATAATTCACACCTGTTGAATCATCCTTAGTCAGAATGGCATAGTATAAATCACTTAATCCCACTTGTACTGGCATTTATTACGCCTCCTCTACAAAATTAAATCGGAGCACCTTATGGTAAACCTTGGTGTCCAACTCATATAATTCGGTCTCAAATGTTCGTTTGAAACCTACTATTTTTAATTCAGTTTTCACTTGTCTTACTAATTCGGTATAGTCACTTTTTGAAAATATGTTAATCTGGATAGAATGGTTAGATTGGAGTTCTTCATCATCCGCATGTACAGCAGGTGTTTGACTAAATTCAAAGAAAGTAATGAATGTTCCAGCACTTCCAGTGTACTCTTGAAAAGATACTTGCACATTAAGATGCTTCAAAGTATTGATGATTAAGGCATTTAAACTCATAATCTTAATCCTCTTTTAATTACATCAGCCATTTTGTCCTGGATAGTTGCCTTATTCCCTTCGAGCGCTGGACCCATAAAAGGCTGTGCCTTTGCTTTGGAAGTACCAAACTCCAAGAAATGTCCATAAAAAGCAGAACCTTGTTGGTCAGGACCCACATCAATAATGCCATTCTTAACATCAGACACGACAATATTAACTTTTAACTTTCCCGTTAATACTGGAACGGTTTCCTCAATTTTTTCTTTAAGGAATTCAGCCCCTGCTTGAAGAGCCTGCTCTTCAAGTTGAGCTCCAACATCTTGTCCCATTCTCTCTACTTGTCTTAATAATTCATCCATACCTTCTAATTTCATAAGATTACTCCTTTCAATATAGAAAGGTTATTGAGGTTTGTTAGGGGTCTCTTCATGTGATTGGCAAATAAGTTCTAACCATTGCCCTTTTTCATAGGTCCTAACAACTTGATAGAGTTTGTTGTTATATTCAACAAAATTTTCTGCACTATATTCTAACAACCGTATTTCAAACATTAATGCTAGTTGAAATCCTTGTTGGGAAGCGATATAAAATTCCTTACTTTGAATGCTTTTTTTATTTGCAAAAACAGTTTTCCTTGAAATCTCATTTTTAACGGAGAAACCATTATCATTTGTGTCATTTTCCATTTCAATTAGATTGATAACATTATCGAGTCTCATGACCGCACCAAATTAATACGTCAACTGAGTCAATAGTGTGATAAATGCCGGAGAAAATCTCACTTCTCCGCTTTTTAATTCCCATAGATCTCCTACCCCCATAACAATTACACCAACTGCTAAATCGTCTATATCCTCATTCATAATTTGTTCTGGTACGCCTGCCCTTTTCATGAAAGACTTAACCGTTAATATTTTTTGAGTGAGGGTCCCATCAAAAGCATTAGTTGATAAAGGGATATCCAGTCCTTTTTTACATTCAATTAGCAGTTCTTTACTTGTCATGATTTAATTCACCGCCCAAAACAAAAGGTGAGGAAATAGCCCCTCACCACATAAATGTTAATTAAGCACCTTTTTTAACGATGACGACTCCGTTAGGATCGATTAGCTTACCATCGGCGATGAGTACCGCTTTGTCCACCCACTCATTCGTGTCATGGTCAAAATAACGGAACATAGTCATTTGCATATTACTGTTGAATCCATAGTTTTTAAGGTCAACATAAACCGCTACAACATCGCCCACCGCTGCATCATCGTATGGTGCGATAATATCATCTTCCACTTGAATAACTTCTTTACCTCCGAATCGCTCTTGAGGTCCATTAGTAATTCCGTAGTTCACGCGTCCGATTGGTTGGCCGTGTCCATCTACCATGCCGTCAATATAACCTTCAAATGTTCCTGATGCCATTAAGAAAGCAGCTCCCGCTTTATAGCTAAGTGGCATTTTTGCAAACACTTTTTTCTTCCATGAAGCCCAGTTAGCAAAATCGGCAGAAGACAACGTGACAATTTGTGCAGCTGGTACTCGAGTATCTGCCGTAATTCCTAATGCCTTACCTGTTCCATTACCTTTAAGGATGGCAAAATCTAAAGCTTTAACTATCGCTTCAACGATTAAATCAACAAGAGTATTTTCAAATCCAGCAAGAGAAACCGTATCTGCTAATAAAGATGTAGACACCTTACACTCTAAACCGTAATAGCTAAACGCAATATTCGTATTCGCTTGAACCTTTTGCTTATCGGAAACAGTCGTCTCACCAATCCAAGTAGCAACAGGCTTTAGTGATAAAATCGGGATTGTTAATCCACCTTTTACATTTAGCTTTCTTACACGATTAAACACTTGGCCATATGCTGTAACCTTTCTGATTACCTCGTTAAGAATAGTGGTTGGTACGACTGCTGAAATATCTCCAGTTGAAGTTGTAGCATTTGCACGAAGCTCAGGCATGATTTCACCCGTCTGTGCAAATCTCATGAATGCTTTGCGATATTCTAAAGAACTGAAACGATCTTCAGGTTCTTCAGAACGCTGTTGCTGTTGTTGATTACCTAAACCAAAAGTACCAAGTGGATTAAGTTGCCCTGGAGGAGTTGATCTCTGTTCTCCTGCACCAGGAATAGGTGCTGCTGGTTGATTGTCATCTGGCATTACATCAATAATCCCTCGAAGCTCCGTGATTTCAGTATTTAACCCATCAAGTTCCGTGTTGATTGAACGTAATTCTGTGATGTCCTCTGTAGCAGCTGATCTAGTACCAAGTTCCGCTTTTCTTGCTTCCTTTTTTGCAAGAAGAGCCATTAATTTCTTTTTATTCATCCTCTATCACCCTTTTAGTAAAATTTGATTTCTTAGTTTTATTACTTCAAGCTCGTTTGAATTATCCAATTCACTAGACCTAACATTCTCCAATGTTAGTTTGGCATTATCCAATGCCTGTTTATCTCGAGCATGTATATCAGTCCCGGTATAAGCCGGAAACGTGACAGCAGAAACTTCAATTACCTTTTTAATTTTTTGAATGCGCCTAGTAGGCATATCGCTATCCAGGTCTTCCCACTTCTCTTCTTGAACATAAAAAATAAAGCTCATGCCATCCAGGTCTCCCCGTTTTACGGATGAATACAAGCTTTTTGCTTCGGAATTATTCTCAATGTCAAGACTTGCCTTAATAAGCAATCCTGTTTGATCAATGTTTAATTGCAATGTTGAATTGACGTTATTACGGCGGCTTCGGGCTAGGGGTATTTTGCGTAAATCGTGATTCGTACTAAATAAAACATCATCAAAGTCAGTACCATCAAAAGCGCCACGCTCAATAACTTCATAAAACCATCCACCAATACTTGTTCTTTGCTCAAATACAGCTGCATGACCTTCGATTGTTCCCTCATCTTCACTTGCCCTAATATCTGGCATGGTAAAACTACGAACAACCTTATCGTCTTTCAAAGGCAAATTTTTATTTTTCCCCATTATTGGTTCCCTCCGTTCCTTTTGCTCCTGCTCTTTTCATCTGGTAGTCGTTAGCTAAAGAGACATCGATGTAATTCAAACTCATATTACGAACATCTCCTCCCTCGTATGGAGGATAGCCAAACAAATTGAGCAATTGATTATTTGTTAAAGCCCCTCGATTTCCAAGAATATCGGCAACTGCAATTTTGTTTTTTGTGTTCGTAAATAATAACATTTGAGGATAGAAGACTATTTCATTACCAACATCTAACTCTCTTGAAGTAAATGTTGTTTTACTGAAAGCTTGTCCTAAACTAATGATGATTGGCTCCAACGTTTTTTCGTAGAAAGCCTGGTACTGCTCGTCGGTAAAATCACCACTTAATATGGGGGATGAAACACCGTAATAGTTTAGGATCCTGTCTTGAATAAATTTCATGGTGTCCTTATCAATCACTTTTGGATTTACTTGGATATTCTGAAATTCATTTTTTAAATCCAACGCCATAATTCCAGTTTCATTGTTCCTCATTGCAGTTTCAAAACGCTGTCTTTCGGCTTGCTGCTTATCGTCATCAAGCATGGTATTTATCTTTACAATACCTCTAATTGCCAAGCTTGCCCTTATTGCTCCATCCAATCCATTCAAAACTGTGTTATCTGTTTCTAGTATTTTTAGGATGGCTGAATTGTCGGCTTGCCCGTTTAATCCACCGCCCATAATGTCATTAGTCGAAAATCTTTTCCGCAGATGAATAATATCTGAATAAGGCATGGTATAGTCGCTACCGTTAGAGAATTGAAATTTCACATACATTTTCCCGCTTTCATCTTGTAAAAAAGAAACCATAGTGGGGTTTAAAGGGTAAAATCCTGTATATTCTCTACGGGTATTTCCGTAAGCATCCTTAATTATGTCATACGAGGGGTAAATAAAAACGTTTAGGTTTTTGTAAAGCAGCCAAACGATTTTTTCAATGAAATCCCTCGTCGTCATTAACTCATTGGGAGCAAACTTAAAAAGACGGTTCAAGCTACTTTTGACGTTTAACTGCATTCCGTTGTTATCGGTCCTAATATGTTTGGGTTGTAATTTACTTAATTCCGTAGCAATGCAATCTACACATGCTTGAACAATATCTGATGCGTAAACATCCTGTCCAAACTGACTAAAAATCGGTATATAGCCGTTCAACATTTGAGCATGTTTCATATTCTCATCTTTACGAAAAAAATTTTTTATAGAACCCATTAGTGCCATTCAATCACCTCCCAACTAGCGAAAGAAACTCAGTTCGATTATCGATGTATACCCGATAACCAATGATCATCGTTACAGCGCCGTCTATTTTCTTATCTTCTTTACCCTGGACTTTGATTGGCATGATTTCCGCTTTGGAGTTGAAATTTAAAGCTGTGTTCTCCAAACACCACTTATCGATTGGATTGTTATTATAGTTTATGAGGTCGCTTTTCAAATCCGCTTCTACCAGTTTCATAGGCTCTGACATACTTCCCCACTCTTGATTAACCCTTACACAATCGAATCCGTAGCTTTCCATTTCTTTTACCCAATAGATAGCTGACCATTTATCGTAGCCTACTTTAAAAAATCGAATACCATAGTCTTTGTACAATCTTACAAACCAAGCTGTTACTAAACTAAAATCATTTTCGTTTCCTGGTGAAACGGTAATCAAATCCTGACGGATCCACTCCAAGAACTTTTCTCTATCATCTTTGGATAAATCATCAAGCTTTGTTTCAGGAATAAAATACTTTTGAAGCATATATTTTTTCTGACTACCCGGTTTCATCAAGATGGCTTTTGCACTTGCCAAGTCACCAGACTTCGATAAGTCCACTGATCCAATGGCAAAACAATTTCGGAAATCTTCAACATCGAACGTTTCTTCATTCTTGATATCTTCAGGCGTTAGCCATGCGGAAGCATTGTTTTGTTTGATATTGAAATCCTTAGATAGAACGAAAACACGCATGGACTTACTCGTTTTTGCCTCTTCAATCATCTTTTTGAGGAAACTCCGTTTTTTAATGACACCGATACCAGGATTCGATTTAGCCCATGATTTTTCATCCTGCCAAACCTCTTGTTCACTATCCTGTGTGTACAACCAAATTAGCCAACGTGGACGCTCGAGTTCACCATTTAAAACTTGTCTAGCTTCTCGTATCCTCTCGTCCAGGTAACCATCATTTATAACACCTTCAGTTGTAAGTTCAATATATAAAGGCTCATCCTGAGTTGATACCGCTTGTCGGATAGGCATTGTTGATGTGTTGTCTTTCAACTCATGTACTTCATCGACCGCACCAACTTTGATATTTTTCCCCTCTTTAGCACCTGTTTTTGCGGAGATTTTTTTAATAGTCCCTTTATTTTTATAACTGAACTTCCCTGTCTTTTTGGGCTTTTTAGGGTTACCAAAGAAAATACCTTTGATATTGTTTCGAGTGACATTAGAAAGTGTTTTACTTTCTTCTCGCATCGAATTAATAGCTTGGAACATTAAGTCTGCTTGCTCATAATCATTACTGGAGCAAAGGATCCTTGTTCCCATTTCCCCACAAAAAAACTCAGCTAGACATTCTGCTGAGATAAGTGGAGTTTTTCCGTTTTTTCTGGCTACTAAGAAGATCACGTCTTGATACAACCTAACCCATCTGCCTATTTCTTCATCGAAAACCTTAAACATATAAGTCGCTTCAATGAATGCTTTTTGAAACAACATCAAAAGAAAAGGCTTCCCAGCAAAAGGAGCCTCAAAATGTTTACATTCTTTTTCGATGAAATTAATGCGCTTGTGGCCATCCTCAAAGTCGATATTGATATCGGGATTTTCGAAATGGCTAAGCAGAACTTCAAACATTTGCATGAGTTCTTGACCGATAATGATATCACCAGACTTACATTTCCCAATGTATTCTAATAAAAATGAGTGAGTACCTTGATATTCATAAGGTGAATTTAAAGGGTGAACGGGAATCATTCGTAGTCACTCAGTTCATCTTCATCCACAAGAATATTCTTGTTTAACACACCATTTAATGTTTTGATCACAACAGCATAGCTATTAATGTTTTTTAAATACTGTTTACCTGTCTCAATTGGCTTTTGAAGGTCAGGATGATCAGGATGTATTTTTACCATGCCTGTTTTCGAAATGGCCTCTTTAAGAACGTGGTTTTCAGCCTTTAAGAATGCAGCATCTTCAACAAGTCCTTCAACTAGCAGCCTTTTCGAGTCCTCAACATCTTTAAAAATCTCGGTCAATTTCGCCAGTTCTTGTTGATACACGGCACTTTTTGACATATTTCAAAATACCTCCAGCAAAATTCAAAATTTAAGGCATGTGTGGAAATCGAGGTCCCCCCACGGTCCCCGTGGGTTTTTCCAGTGAATTTTAATGGGGGGGCACTACCTGTACACTCTTGTAAATTCAATGTTCAACACTGCTAAAGTCGCTTCAGCTAATCCAGTTGGATTCTCTGATCCTTTTGCAATAGCTTCAAGAACATCTTTAAACAACTTATCTTGTTCAACATGCGCTTTCTCGCTGGCAACAACAGGATGTTCTTCCTGAACGATTTGCTGAATCAGTTCCACTCTTTCAGATACTTTCTCAATAGTTAATTCCACTTCTGTAGTTACCTCTTGCGCTTTTGTCTGCTTCATAACGACACTCCTTTAGTTATCTAGTTTGGTTCTCAAGTTATCCATCTCCAACTTGTTATACCTCACCAATTCATCTTTACGATCAATTAATTTCTGTAGCTTACTGACATTTGGATTTGTCATTATCTTTGCAAAGAGTTCTTGTATCTTCCCTTGTCTAGCCCTTATCTTTGCATCGGTGTAATAGGACTTGAACTCATGATGGCAATGCGGGCAGCTGAAGAACGCAAGATGAATGTCTCGCTCGACTACTTTCGATTCCAATTGCAATTCAAATTCTTTTTCACAGTTATCACACGTTAATTGATTCATACTCCACACCTTACTCCGTATAGGTCTCAAACCACTTATTGATATACTTTTGCCATTCATCTTTTCGGTATCGCCTGTCCTCGTCCTGTTCTAACCGATTTATACAATCCTCAATTAGTACATTACAGAAAATAAGTTCAGCTCCTAAGTCATTGGCCAATCGTTCCCGTTTGTATTTATCCGCATACCCACCGATAACCCATGCATTGTTCCATTTACCGTGCCTAGTTCGGATATTATCAATCAATTGATTGTGAATTCCTAGTACGTTGGACAATAGGTTGTCAGGCTTATCGTAGTAAGGCAACATGGAGATGGCTGCAAACAATTGATCCATATCCACGACTAAATCACCTCGACGCATTTGCTGTCTAACAAAGGTGGACTTACCTGACATTGGTGGTCCGTAGACTAGATAGACCTGTTTCTCTACTCGATAACCAAATCGGTTATGTTCCTGGTTATGGCAATCGAAACACACCAGTTCAATTAAATCAGGGTTTAAACTAATTAATCGATCATGTACATTTTCAGGGGTGAGCTCTATCTTGTGGTGTCCTATTAAGTCTTTAGATTTTGCAATGAATTGATTACATCTTATACATCTATTACCTCTTTGGTTTATTAGCGACAACCTAAGGGTTACCCACTCTTTGGAGGCATAGAAGGATTTTATTACCGCATACTTTGCCACACTACCACGCCTTTGAACTAGCTGCTATAATATCAGCTTTAAGTTTCTCAATTCTCAATCGATGTTCTTCTTTTACCTCATCTGGAGGCATGGACCTTATCATTTCCTCATACTGCTTAATTTTGTTTGTTAGTGCTCTCATTGCAGCAGCTTGAGATGTAAGTGCCTTTGCTTGCTTGTCCCATCCGAATTGAATCTCGTACTCTCTTTCCACACTAATCTCGAGATACTCTTCACCGATTACTTCGCCATCAGAGTTTGTAACATCTATCTTTTCTTTATAGAATTTTTCTTTTTTCAATTCCTTTGTCATATCATCTTTGTTTTGAACAAACATAATTTTTTGAGCACGTATTATATTGGTAAAAGCTATACGTATTTCCTCATACAACAAATCGAGCATTGGCATTTCTCTTGTAGCATCGTAAATTTCCAATGTTTCCTCGTCGTTTGGCATCCATTTGCGAAATAAACCATGCTTTACAGCTTTATCATTTCCAATTGGTCCACCAGGTCCGCCTTTGTTACCTACCGCATTCTTATTTCGATAAGGAGCTCCTCGTTTTGGTGGAGTAATAGGAATCTCTTCCCATCGATCAACACTTTTCCATTTTCTGATTAAGTTAGGACTAACTCCAAGTTCTTCTGCGATTTGTTTTGGTTTCTTTTCTCGGCCACTTTTTAACCATATTTTCAAAGCTTTTAATCTATTAGTACTTATTGGTCTCGACATCGCAAACACCCCACCTCCAAACTAATTGAGTTGGTTTTCACGTTTTTTAAAATTAGACATAGTAGGCTACCCGCCTGGAACTTCAACTACGCAAAAAAGCCCCAAATATAGAGGCTCATGAAGTTACTTATTTCCCCTAAAATATGGTTCTAGGGTGAATCATAATTAGTATTCTGTTGCACTGGCTTAAACATGTTTTTCCTATGATATTTCTAATTATTTTCTTCATTTTAAAAATGAGTGCAAAATATTAACAATTATGGTGCACTAAAACATCATTTTAATCGCATTATTGCTGAGTCCATCATATCTTGAGTAATTCCGATATAGCGTAATGTGATTGAAGAATTACTATGATTGAACATTTCCATTAGTAACGCTAAATTGTAAGGATTTTGCCTATAAAGATGATAGCCCCATGTTTTTCTCATAGTGTGACAACCGATTTCTTTTAAACCAAAATGCCGGGCTACATTATTCAACATTTTATATGCAGTGCTTCGATCAATAGGTTGTTTTCTTAACCTGCTTTTTGTTTTAATTTGCCTACTTGGAAATAGGTATTCATTATCACCTTTACCTTCGATAAATTTTTCAAGATCACTTTTTATCGATGGATGAATAATAAATTTCTTTTTCTTCTTTGTTTTCTGTTCTTGAATATTAACGTGAGTGCTCTTAACCATTCCCACTTTTAACTGTCGTAAATCACAAACCCTTAAACCGCTATATATTCCAAAACAAAAAAATAAATAATCTCTCATACTTCTTAACTTTAAATATTGTTTTACAGCTTCGATTACTTCTGGATCGCGGATAGGTTGAACGAAATTCATTCAGAAAACTCCCCTCAATCCTCAGTAACTAACTTAGGAGATAACCCAAATCTTTTTTGCTGCTCCTCAAATTCTTTTAATGCCGATGTTGCATTTTTTGCTTCTCTGGTTACTGCCTTCAAACCTTTTAACGCGTCAGAACAATCAATATCGATTTTTATAGATTGCTTAGAAATCAAATTTTTGTTTGACTCGCGCTCATCTGCCATGTCACAACAACTCCTTTTATTTTTTGTATTCAACATCACATTGAGGGGAAGTGATGGCGACACTTGCAGTATGAGCTGCCATGTGATGCTGAATACAAAAAACAAAAGACTATTAATGTTCTTGTCTTTTGCTTAATATGTTACTTGCTTTTTCATCGTCTTTTTAAAGCTCCTCCCTTGCCACGATACAAACCTTTATTATTGCTACCCATAATTTCGTGCCAATCTATTTTTTCTTCCTTTTTAGGCTTCGCCTTTTGATGTGATTCGTTCTTAGGTGACTTAATCTTATCCAGTTGCCTCTTTTGTTTTTCAGATAAATGATCAGATAGCTTCATAACCAATCACCTTTTCTATATTTATTAACGCCCCTTTGAGGATTCGAACCCCAACTCTAAGACTAGAATTCTCGTGTGCTATCCAATTACACTAAAGAGGCATAGAAAAGACGATACCCCCTGATAAGTATCGCCTTAAATTTGACAGTGCTTGTTCAAGGCACAGTCTGCACAAACCAAATTCACGACAAAGTCGTAAATAAGAAGGAATTTCCGGGTATTTCCGTACCCTTATATATAGGTGGCATTTGCACGGTAAAAAAAGCCACTTCAACAAAAGCTGAAGAGGCTTGAACATAATTTATTTTCTGCTCTCTCAATTGTAGATTGGACAGAGGAGCGTGAAACACATAAATATCTAGCAATCTGTGAATATGATAAACAATGACCACGTGACATAAGATAGATTTCTTTTTCTTTTTCTGTTAAAACAGTAAGTGCCTGGTCTATTCTTAATCTATCCGAAATTGAAATAACATCTTCCTCTACGTGATTGTCCCATTTGTAAATTCCTTCGTTTGTACTTCTAAAATATCTTTGGATAATTAAAGGATCCATTGGTCGCTCTCTTTGATAAGCAGCCCGTCTTTCAATACCTCTTTTGTTTCCTGGGCGACGACCTGATTTCATCCATTCAATGGTGTACTCTAAATCAGAGATAATTCCTTTAATGATATCTTCTTCTTCACCAGATGCTTTTTCTAGGAGGTTTTTTGTTTCTTTCAGTGTAAGTCTATAATCTTCAACTGTCGCAAATCTTGACGGATTATACTCTAACTCCATTTTGGTGCCTCCCGTGGTAAAATAATTAGTAGTGGTATTCACCGGGAGAAATCTCGGTTTTTTTATTTTTCTTCACATTTCATCTTGTTCAATGCTTGTTTCGTATAATTCTCGAATTGTACACTAACTCCAAGATGGTTCTGGTTTATTATCTGGTGTAACACTGTCACTTTCGTAATCAGAATCAAGAATAAGTTTTGTACCATTTTGCGTAAGTTTCATCAACAAGACTTCAAAATCACTTAGATATATTAAAGAATCTAAATCGTGAGTTGATTTGTAATCGATTGTCCATCCCTCTTTATCAAACTTAGTCCATTGGTCTGCACAATGGATTGAAGTACCATGAATTGATTTTTCTCAATAACATTGAGGTAATCTCGCATGAGTTGTTCTCCTTTCCTTTTAATTTTGTAAATACTGTGAAGTCTGTTTACTTATATAAATCAGATTGATAAAGTCATGTTGAGGCCTTTACTATAAACAAAGTCCTCAACTCCTATAATCACCCAAGAGCGTTTTCCAGGACTGTCGCTCTTGGGATTTTTTATTCTTAAGACTAATCCTTTAAAATGCCATTCTTAACAAAGATGTTTCTTCATGAACGCTTCAATTTATCTTTATATCGACGGGAAAACAGTTTACCCATTCTCCTTTTACGTTTCTTTTTATTAGCCATTACTTAGTAAACTCCCGAATTTTGCCTGGAATGATTAACTGCATTTTTATCCATGTAGGCTTGTTTTTCTTGAACAGCCTTTACAATTTTCCAGTAAATCATCCAATTTGTAGAGAAGTTGGAGACGGTTCATTTCCCAGTTCCACTTATTTTCAATATCTCCAATGCCTCTGAAATGAAATCTTTTGGATTATCCGATTCCAATCCGTATTCCAAAAGATAAATGACTGCTTCCTTACGATCCATCTCGTTTTGAATGTATTTCAATCCATCTGCCATCTCTTCCAGAATCATTTGTAACCAATCATATTTGTAATTGCTTCTAAGCGGTTTTTTGTATTTATCAAAGCCGTAATCATCCTGTTTGTAAGCAATCTTTTTTAAGGTCTGAAGCATCTTATCTGAAACATTGTGAATCTCTTTATAACCAGGAATAAGATGTTTTAAAGGTTCAATTGTTTCCATCTGGTTAGCTTTTAAGTCGCTCATATTAACCTCCTACTCTTTCAGACATATTTTTTCTTGCCTCTTCAAGCCTTTTTCGAATAACTTGCTGTTTAGCGATTCTAATTTTTTCTGGAACAGGTCCACAATCGGGACAGGTGTCAATCTGGGTGTAAAAACTACCAGTAGAGTGGACCACGTGTGTACCGTTACATAATGGGCACATAGTAGCCTCCTAAAATTGTTTTCTACGAAAATCTTTCCCGTTCATTTTGATAATTTCCGTGTTATCGAGAATCCTAGAAAAGTTACGCTCGTTCACTTTGATTTCTAAATCAGCGCTTTTTAAATTAGTCGTGTAAATGGTGCTCTTCCCAGCCCGACTATCGACTACTTCAAAAATTTTCGTTTGAGCCCAATTGTCATTTTCGTATCGTTTGTTGGTATATTCAGCGCCCAAATCATCTAAAACTAGAAGATCCACTTGTTGTATGTACTCGAATAAGTCCTCTTCCGACAGATTTGATTTGCTGTTGTATGTCTCTTTAATCTTGGTTAGTAGCTTAGGTACCGATAAAAACAAACATGAATACCCTGCATCTAAGAGAAACTTTGTAGCAGCATAAGACAGATGACTCTTCCCAGTTCCATAGGTACCAACCAGTAAAAGGTTTTTAGCTTCGCTCGGATTGAAAAGACGTACAAAATCTCTGATTTTCTGTTTTGCCTCGACCAATTCCTTGCTGGGTGGAATGTAAGTTTCAAAGGTTGCCCGTTTAAGGTTTTCATTAACCAACGAATTTTGATCAAACACATCTTTTACTTTTCGCTTCGTCATCCTGGTATGAGCTTCTATCGTCTGCTGAGCAAGTATTTTATCTTCAGCTGCAATATACTTACAATAAAAACAAAATGGTTCCTCCGTTACTGGATCTAGTTGCATACGGCGACGACAATTATCATTACTGCAACGTTGGTCAGTTATCTTAGGGAGATTAACCGTTTCGATGGTGATCGATTCTTTTACGGATTTCACATATTCACCCCATTTTAAAAATCGTAAACGTATTCACTTTCAGCTTTAGGCTTACTTGTTGCATCAGGTCCTTCTCTTTTCCTGCGAAATTCAGCATCAAGGGCTTGTACATCTTGAAGGGTCCAAACACCTCTATTTGCCCATTCTTTTAAAATGCTATCAGCATATTTCCAGCGCTTTCCTTGGAGTAAAGCTCTCTTCATAGCTTCTAATACCAACTCCGCACTTAGGTCTTGAATCCACTTAATAATTGCCTCGCTCATATAAGGGTTAATCATTCCGAAGTTTTGTTGGTAAAAATCACTAACATCAGCTAACGAAGGATTTTCTTTTTGTTGTTTTTCTTTTTCTTTTTCTTTTTCTTTTTCTTTTTCTTTTTCTTTTTGCCCCCGTATCGTCGACGTATCGTCTAACGTATCGTGGTACGTATCGTCGACGATACGTGAAAATAATTCTTTAATGCTATCATTAGGGATTTTTTCGGCAATTAATTTCACCAGTTCTAAATCCTTTACCAGTGACAATTCTTTTTTTACGCAATCCAGAATAGGTTTTCCACCTTTGATGAGGTTGTATTTCCCCCAATTAAGAATGGCAATTTCTCTTGTTTCTTTGTTGTATTTAATTAACTGGTGAGAATTTTCAAAGCGATCTAATAAGTTATTAACTGACTCATTTGAATACCCGATATCAAAAGCTATTTGTTTCTTAGTAATTTGGTAGACTCCTATTTGAGTAGTATTAGGATTCGTTAATAGATAAATATAAAAATATTTATCCTCAGGAGTCATTTCTTCCAAAATCTTTGAATCCTGCCAAAATGAAGTGTGTACGTGTCTGTATTTGGACATGAATTATTGCTCCTTTCGAATGCATATTGCAAAACCATTTTGAATTGATTTCACCTGGTAATGTGGGTACCGAACCATATATTGTAGAACGAGTTTCTTGAGTTGTTCTTTATCTTTTGCTTCATGGAAAATACGGCTAGGAAATAGGACGCGATACAAATCTTTATTGACTAGCAATTCCATCACCAACCGATCATATCTGGGTATTTTCTTCTTAGATAGCTAGCTTTTGCTGATACTGATTTAGGAGCTCTATTTAGCCTTTGCGATAAGTGCGCCACTTTATAAAGGTTTAGATGGTTCAAGAGGTAAAACTCTTCATCTGAGCTCCATGGCCCCACAATAACAGGTATTGAAATGGCTACGACCTTTTGTGAGGTTTTTATCGTTTCATCTGAGATTAATTGAGCAGCTAGCTTCTGCATCGTTATTCCTGATGGGCATACTGTTGAACAATGAACTGGAACTTCACCATTGCCAATTCGATACTGACAGCCATTGCAGGAATCCAAAAGCCCAGAAATCTCTTTACGAATCACTCGCTTTTCCTCGCGGTTCATTTTCTATCCTCCTTTTAGACAAGTCGTTGAATAAATACGTGGTTTAAGATAATATAAAGTTAGACTTTTTCTTAAGGGTTTTTCCTGGAATGATAACTTGTTGCTGCAAGTGTCATTCCTTGACCTCGTATCCTCTAGCTTTTGTTAACAACCCCACAAGAATGGTATTGAACTTCTCCAGAACCCCCATACGGACCATGACATCAATTCCGTTTACCTTCTGTTTAAGAGTGGATTCCGCGTACAACTTCCCTTTTTTCTCGTAATATTCAGCATTGATTTTCCTGCGCTCGTTCTCTACTCTTGCTTTCACATCGATTCCGTGTTGAGCTTTTAATATTTTATAAATGCCTTTGTAGATTTCATCATGTCCTTGACGGGTATAGCGAGCATATTCATTCACTCTTTCCACAACTTTCGCTGGCTCTGGAACAGCAGTGAGATTATGGGCTATTGATTGGACATTACTTTCGATGGCATTTATCTTTTGATCACGTAAAGCATTGGATTTTTCTTGCTCTACCATTTGCTGAGCAATCATAGCTATCATCTCGACTTGAGACTTAGGTTGTTTGAATCGTTTTTCCACCTCAATGAAATATTTTCGAATTGCTCTCCCCATTTCATTGTTCTGGACCATGGCTATTTCTTTTGCGGTATCTAAAGTTAGTATGTAATCTTGCTTCGGACGACCATTTTGGGTTTTTTCCAAAATCGGAAAAAAGTCCTCACCTTCAATAAATCCATATCTCTCAAATTTTTCTTGGATCCAAGCTGCAAAAACTTTACCGACCAATAATTGTTCATGAAGCTCACGAGCATCCACAACCTTTTCACCAGTTGATGATTCATAAACCGGAAGCATTTCATTCGCTACAACTTTTAATCCTTTCATTGTTTGACCTCCTATCAAACTAATAGTCTATTATTCAATGTTATCTATTCGTTCTAAAATGGATAACTTCAAACGTTTTGGAAGACATTTAAAAACAATTGCCCCTATAACTAATGGGAGTAAGAAATAAAAAATTCCAAAATATGCAACTCCAAGCCCACCAACTGTACCTGGCTCCATTAATTCGACCTCCTATGAATCTCCTAAACTTTTAGAACTAAATTCCTTCACCAAAAACTGCATTATGGCTAAAAAGAGAAGCTCCTCTGGAGCCGAAGTTTTAAACCTTAAGCACGTTTTACTAATTCTTCTTGAATCAAAGTTAGTAACGTTTGTTGTCTTTCCACATATACCTGAACTGGGTCTCCACCAGCTACATGTAAACCGATTCGATGTTCTGCATCTTTTGCCAAGGTAATTAAATCAGAAGTAGATAATTGAGGTATTCTTGATTGCCACATTTTCATGTGATTCACCTTCCTTAGATGTAACCTTCTGCTTCTATCCAAGCATGTAAATCCTTCTTAAGAACAATAATTTGATCATGTTGTTCAGCATTACACCCCCAAGAGTTAGCAACAACAGATGTATAACCCGCAATCGCTTCAGGCAATGATTTGAATGTTTTAATATCTGGAACTCTTAGTTGACTGCCTTCTATTTTTATGGATTCAAGAAACTCTTCCTTTTCCTTTTGAAATTGATCAACATACTTTTTATTTAATTTTTCAATAGCACCTTTGTATGGTCTAAACTTAAATGTACCTCTACCAGTTTCTGTGTTAAAATCACACATTTTAGAAACAACGGCCATATTACCTTTTGGCGTAGAATAAACACTATTTCCTGCAGATGAATGCCCAAGTAAAACAATTTCCCCCGGTTTGCAGTTATAAAATTTAGATAAAAGCTCCCAATCAAAATAAAATCTCTTTTTTACAATGTTAGTATCGTAGGACATAATTGAAGCTCTCACTTTTAAGCCCTCCTTTTACTTAGCCGTTGGATATTTCAGACATTACTTCCGTAAGTTCCTGGAACAGTTCCGTGACTGGCATTTTTCTTTCCCCCCAAATCCTCAGATACTTTATTGCAGCTTCAGAATCGAAATAAGAAAGCTCTGCGATTTTGGTCGGAATCATGCTCCGTTTTTTAAGAATTTCGTGATCAATAGGTAGTTCCATCAAATTCCTCCTTTCTTAAAATTAGAAATGGGTAAACTAAAATGAAATTAATTATTTGCCATTTTGGCAATTTCGCGTTCAAAAAAAAGCTCACCAATTGGAGTATTTAATATTTCTGACACTAAAGCTAATTTATCTGCAGAAAATTTAATTCGCCCTGTTTCTAGATAATAATATCCATTCGGGCTGTCATATCCTAATAAATCAGCCATTTTTTCTAATGAAATGTTAGCTGTTTTCCGCAATTTTTTAATTTTTTCGATATCGACAACAATATTTTTCATTTATTCTCACCGCCTTTATATTTACCATTTTGGCAATTAGATACTTTTATATTATTTTACCGAAATGGCAAAGTCAATACTGATTTTACCGATTTGGCAAAAATATTTTTTACCATATTGGTAAATGTTATTATTTAAGTAGTTAATATCAAATAACTTAGTATTTATAAAAGAAAAGGTGTTTACTATGAGTATTTTGGGGAACCGTTTAAAACATCTTAGAGAAAAATCTAATTATTCACAGAAAAGAGTTGCTGACACTATTGGTATATCTAACGTTCAGCTTTCTCGTTATGAGTCTGGTGATAGAAATCCTGATCCTGAATTAATAGCAAAATTCGCTGATTATTATGATGTTACAACGGATTATTTACATGGTAGGACTGATAATCCGAAAAGTTCTCAAAGTAAGTTATCTAATACTAGCGAGAAAGACCATGATAAAGAATTCCAAGACTTCATTAACGACCCCGAACTTAAACGTTGGTATAAAGATTTACCTAAATCCAGCGAAGAGGACTTGCAGAAGCTTCGTAAAATGTGGGAGATCATGAAAGGCGAAGGAAAATAAAATAATTATATAAAACAGGATAAGGAAAACAAATGAATACTTTTTTAAAGCTAGTGGATTTGTTTAAGGACGGGAAGAATACTTCTATTGACCTTATTGTATTACTCATTGCTTTTGGACTAGCAATTATCCCAATAATAATGAAATTGCTTAAAATTACTTCATTAAATGATTTCGATAGATTATTCGTCCCTAAGAATGAGCGAGGTATACAGCAATTTATTGTTCAAATTAAAGATTATATATTATTTTCATCAATGTATATTTTTTTAGGGATTTTCTTCTCTCTAACAATGCAATACAAACCAATATACAATTTGGCTAATGGGTACATTTCAGTTTTATTTATAATGGTATTTGGTTTAAGCTTTTTTGTTATTTTGTTTAAAGTTGTTCTAACTGAATTATTAGGTAAAGGGAAATTCAATTATTATTCTATATTTTCAAAAATTCTCTTTAATACTAATCTGTATCTAGGGATTTATACATTTTCTTTACTTTTTGCCTTTACCCCACTCAGATGGGACTATTTAAGTTTCCTATTGATAATTCCAGTAATCTTACTTGCCACCTATCGTAACTATCATAAGAAATATGATCATGAATATATCTGTACCACTTCTAGTGAGGAACAATTTAATCAATCCATGCTTATATTTAAATATTCTTTAGAGAAAGACAAAATGATTTTTGTTAAGCCAGACGACAATTCTTTTAAAGAAGTTTATATGTTTGATAAAACCGCAAATCGATTTTTTAAGTTTACTAAAGTTGAAATATTATAAGAATATCATTTACCTTTTTTATAAAATAACAAAATGTCCTTAATTTGGACATTTTCTTTTTATTGTAAAAACGAACATACATTCGTATAATTAAATTGAGGTGACGATTTTATGGAATATACCTATACACAATTAGAGGATTTTATTAAACAATTGTACAAACGTCTTTCAATTTCTGATCCAATTGAAATTAACATGATGGAAATTGCTGATAATTTAAATATCAAACTTCATTTTTATGACGATGGTAGCACAGCAATATGCCGAAAAAGTGTTTTTCATATCTTTATTAATGAACGACTAACAGTTCAAGAAAAATGGCAGGACTTTGGCCATGAACTTTGTCATGTTTTACGACATGAAGGCAGTCAAAATGGAATGGTTAAACCTTTTCTTTATTTGCAAGAAAACCAAGCCGAAAATTTCATGTATTATTTCTGTGTACCTACTTTTATGCTATTAAACTTTAAAATTTCTAGTTTTCTTGATGTGAAAGCTGGAATACCATTTGTTGTTCAAAACTTTAATGTTACTGAAACATTTGCAGAGGAACGATTAAAGCGATTCAAAAGACAATTACTTCAGTCAAAATCGGATGCTGAACATAGAGCCTATATGGAAGCATTATATCCAAAATCTCCCCCCTATTCATACGAAACGAATGCCATTTTAAAAAGGTTAAATATGCTTTTAGAAAAGAAAGGAGTTAGATCCTAATGCCCCAACAACGACTTTACTATGAATATATGGATACTCAATTAGTACCTTACTGGTACGTACTAACCTTTCAACCGTGTGAAATTATCTGGGATAAGCCTGTTTTTCATTTTACGCCTATCCCACCATTTGAGTATGTGGAACGCCATGAATTCGATGAGTCATTAATAAGTGTTACTATTCAACTCACTGATTTCATACTTAATCCGGACATACCAGGACGCATAGGAATTAACTTAAATAATGTAAAATTACGTATTGAAAGACATGGTGTCGATCCTTACGTCGTACGTCAGTTTATTATGGCACCGCCTGATATAAATGAGATGTTAACTCTACTTCCTAACCAGCGTAAAATGAGTTTGCTTGTCGGTTAATTTATTGTTTTCCATTAATTCTCACATAATAAGGCATTACATACGTCTTATAATAGATACGAATCAAGAAAGGGAGGTTAAAACATGAGAGTAGCATTATACTACCGCGTTTCTACAAAGCTCCAAGAGAAACGATTTTCTTTGGCTGCCCAGAAAACAGAGCTCATTGCCTATGCAACTTCTCAAGATTGGAGCATAATAAACGAATTTACCGACGTGGACTCAGGTGGAAAATTGGATAAGAAAGGATTGAATGCGCTCCTAGACTTAGTTGAAGAAGGTCGTATCGATGTAGTTTTGTGCATTGACCAAAACCGCCTATCACGTCTTGATACTGTTTCTTGGGAGTATTTAAAATCCACATTAAGAGACAACGATGTGAAGATTGCGGAACCTGGTAATATCACGGATTTAGCCGATGAGGACCAAGAATTTATTAGTGATATTAAAAACTTAATTGCTAAGAGAGAGAAAAAGGGCATTGTACGAGCAATGATGCGTGGTAAACGTCAGCGTATGCGTGAAGGGAAGGGATTTGGAAAAGCTCCGATAGGCTATATATTCAACAAAAAAACCAAAGAGTATGAGATTGATGATAAATGGGCATGGGTCATTCCGATGATTGATGATCTTTATTTAAATAGGCAGCTGGGGATGAAATCAATTGGGGATGAGTTGAACAAGGTATCTAGAACTCCATCAGGAACGCTATGGAATGAAACACTAGTATATCGTCGATTAATCTCTAAAGCATTCCATGGTGTCATGGAGAAGACTTTCGCTAGCGGGGAGACCATAACCATCGATAGTCTCTATCCTCCACTAAGAACGGAAGAAACGTGGAATAAGATTCAAGATGAACGAAAAAAGAGAAGTGTTCAGTTCAAGTCCACCAGTAGGCAACGTGATGACTTGCATATCTTAAGAAGAACTCTTATCACTTGTGGCGAATGTGGGAGAAAGATTCATCTCTCTCAGCACGGTAACAAAGAACAACCACTCTATTATTTAAAACATGGCCGTAAGCTTCGGATAAGTGACGAGACTGCATGTGATATAAGCATCAATACAGTTCGTGTAGAAAATAATATTATCATGGCCATAAAAGACATTATCACCAATGAAGAACTTGCAAAGAATTACATTGACTTGGAAATGGATTCATCTGAAATGATGTTGCTGGAGAAACAGACCAAGAAATACGATACCCTACTTAGAGGATTACAAACCAAACTTGATAAGTTAATTGACTTGTATTTAGATAGTGCCTTATCCAAAGAAATATTAGCCAAGAAACAGGCTGAAATTGAAACTGAGATTCATACCATTACCATGCAAAATAAACAGGCTAGAGCAAAGCTAGAGGTCCTCAGAAACAATTCGTTTAATTATGATTTCATTTATGAGTTATTCGAAATTGCTGAAGGATTTGAAACAGATCTCACTCCACTAGAAAAGGCTCAAGTGATGGGGAGCTTATTTCCAAACGGGTTAATTTTCCATGACAAACTTACTCTAAAAGCAGTCATTAAAAATGTCCCGATTGATATTGAAATTCCAATCGATCCAGATCCTTACTCTTGGCATCATACCAAAAAGGGCAATATCTAATTGTCTATGGGTTATTGCCCCTGTTTATCTCAATAAACAGGGGCAATAACCCTTTTTGTGTATCACGGATTTAAGTACTTTTTTCAAAAATAAAAAGGACCATTATTAGGTCCTTTTTATATGTGCCTTATGCAACTAACGCACCCATTAGTGTAAGTGAGTAAATGCATAAACACTAAAACAAAAACAAATAAAGGCAAATATAAATAACAATGTTTTGGTAACCTGATATGGCAACAGTCTCATTAAGATGACACCGAATAAAGCGATGATTGCACCGATGATTGAATCAGCTCCAGAACCATCTAAACCATCGTTTTCGTGTCTTTTTTTATTATAGGCGAATCCACCATATAACGCTACAAAACCAATCAAAACAGACATTGCACCCAATAAATCCATTATCTCACCCTATTAATAGCGATACCTTATTTAATAGCTTAATTATACCTGAAATAATGTTTTTTATAACTTGGGGGAATTTCACCTTTTTTCAACTAACCTGACCGTTCGTTGCTTAAGCAATTTCAGTGGAGTAAACATTTCTGCGATTTTGTCTACTCATACGAAAAAGGGACCGTCAAATGACGACCTTCTTTAATTGATGCTAATTACATCTTTTAGAACATCAATCGAACTACATATGTTACCATCAAACTATAAACAATGATTAACAACGCAAAAAGTAAATTTATCTATCTGTGGAAAGAGATGAATATATGAAACAGAGTTTCTATCAATGGTGCATCGAAAACGAAAAAGAACAATTATTAACTGAGTGGGATTATGAAAAGAATGATTTAGATGTAAAAGAAATTGGATATGGTAGTAACAGAACGATATCGTGGATTGGTAGCTGTAACCACGAATGGAGAACTTCTATTAAAAATAGAGTTAGGGGAACTGGTTGTCCTGTGTGTTATGAGGAAAAAAGCGGTAGGAAGATTGTACAGAGACGCATTTTCAAAAAAGGTATAAACGATCTAGCAACCGAATACCCAGAATTGGTAAAAACATGGGACTTTAATAAAAACGGGGACTTGCTCCCATCTGAATGTACGAGTGGGAGTCACAAAAAGGTATGGTGGATATGTCCCAAGTGCAATCAAAGTTATCAAAGTAGCCTTAGTCACAGAACAAGAGGTAGAGAATGCCCATATGAGACATGTCGAAGAGAGAAACAAGCAGAAAATATTAAAAAAGCATTAATAGAAAGAAGAGGATCACTATTAGAGCATCATCCTGAACTAGCTAACGAGTGGCATCCTTTTAAAAATGGTACATTCACACCTAATGAGATCAGTCCATGTAGTGATATACACGTTTGGTGGTTGGGTGCTTGCAATCACGAATGGCAGACAACACCAAGTAACAGGGTGCGTATGAATAGTGGTTGTCCTATTTGCAATAACAAGGTCATTTTAATTGGATTTAATGATTTAGCTACAACACACAAAAAATTATGTACGGAATGGGATTATGAAAAGAATAGTGATTTATTACCTACAAGTGTAGTAGGTGGATCAGTAAAACAAATTTGGTGGTTATGTGAAAAAGGGCATAGTTTTAAAGCTTCTGTTAGTAACAGGGCAAAAAAAAATGGTACAGCTTGTCCCTTTTGCGATATGGAAAGAAAATCATCCTTTAATGAAAAAGTTATTTTATACTACTTGAAATTGTTATTTAACGATGTTCAAGAAAATTTACGCCCTTATTTTCTTAACAGAAAAGAATTGGATATATTTATTCCGAGCTTATCCCTTGCCATTGAGTATGACGGCGAGTATTATCACAAGAATGCTTTAAACGACATAAAAAAGAATGAATTGTGTGAAGAGAATGGGATTGATGTAATTCGGATAAGGGAGCCAAATTGCCCAGTACTACCTAAAAAATTTAATTGTTTTGTGAGAAAAACATTGAGAGAAAATGAATTGGAGCAATGTGTTGAATTTATCATTGATTATATAAATGAAAAATATAAGTTGGCCTTAGTTGCCGATATAGACTTATCCCGTGATCGACCAAAAGTAATGGAAATGTATTTAATATCCGAAAAAGCAAAGTCGCTTGCCTATATGAATCCTGAGCTAGCAAAAGAATGGCACCCAATCAAAAACAGGAATCTAAAATCTGAGAAGATTTCTTTTAGCTCGAACAAAGATGTTTGGTGGTTAGGTCTATGTGGACACGAATGGACTGCTCGAGTAAACAATAGGATAAATGGAAATGGTTGTCCAATTTGTTATGAATCTACTGGTAGAAAAATCGTGCATAGACAAAGTTTGAATAAAGGAACGAATGATCTAGCAACCGTAAATCTTGAGTTAGCAAAAGAATGGCATCCTACTAAAAATGGCAACAAACTCCCATCTGATTTTCTGGTCGGTAGCAGTAAAAAGGTTTGGTGGATGGGCAAGTGTAGTCACGAATGGGATGCCAAAATAAATTCCAGGCATAAAGGTACTGGATGTCCTTATTGCATTAATCTGAAAGTATTAAAAGGATTTAATGATTTGGAGACCTTAAATCCTCAATTAGCAAAAGAATGGCACCCGAACAAAAATGGTGAACTAAGACCAACAGATGTCACTCCAGGAGTCGGTAAAAAAGTTTGGTGGTTGGGCAAATGTGGTCACGAATGGGATGCCCAAATATTGAGCAGAAACAATGGAACAGGCTGCCCATATTGTGCAAATCAAAAAATATTAAAAGGGTTTAATGATTTGGAAACCAAATATCCTCACTTAGCAAGAGAATGGCATCCGACAAAAAACGGGGATAAAAAACCAACAGATGTCATTGCAAATGGGGACAAAAAAGTATGGTGGCTCGGTGAATGCGGACACGAATGGGATGCCATTATATATAACAGAATTAATGGCAGTAGCTGCCTGATTTGCAGAAAAAATAGAAGTGGTTCCCAACAAATGCATTTCAAATTATAGCAATAATACGATTCTAATACTAAGTAGTAAAAATTTTATCTACATGGTGGAGTAAACATTTCTGCGATTATGTTTTCTCATAAGAAAGACCGTCATAAAATGACGGTCTTTATCAACTATCGCATCCATTAGTTAAAGTACAATTTTTCACAAACTTCTACCGGAGTTGTAAAAAATTCGAGCATGCAAAGTTTAAGGTACTTATTTAATCTCCAAT